TCTTTTACATTTTTATATTCTTTTGCATAATTCATAGATATTTTTTTATCAAACCCGTTAACTTTTTCTATTACATCTCCTTTTTGACCCATCAAAGAATTATAAATTAACCAACTATAATCATGTGGCTTTCTTAAAAATACATTATTATTATTCCCTTTCGGATGCATAACATGTATTTGTTTATTTACAATTTGATCAAAATCATCATCGTTGCTAATAACTAAAATTAATTCATCGTTACTTAATCTCTTAGACAATTTCTTTGCAGCACTATAACATAAATCATCTGATTCATACCCATCTAATGCTATTGAAGTAATTCCAAAATAATTAAAATACTGATGAAGAGTTTCAATTTGAATAGACAATTGATCCTCATCAGTATATTTTGATCCATCTCTGTTAGATTTGTAATTCTTATCAATTTCCCTTCTGAAATTGAATCTAGAATCCCAACAAACAATTAAATGATCAACATTGTTTTTCATTGCTTGTGATAATATAGTATTTAAAGCTCCATGTATAATACCAGTTTTTTCACCTTTTGTTGTTTTCCATTGATTAAACGGTGGTCTTTTATATCTGAAGACTAAATTATTACCATCAAATATTATAGCCTTATATGTTTTTAATTGTTCTATATTCATATTAAATTTCCTGCATATTTCTTTTCTAATTGATTTAACACTTTGACAACTTGTATGAGCTAAATAAATAATCTCATGTGTAATTTTATTATGTATTGCAATTGAAGGATACTTATAATGTTTAACAATTGCAATAAAATATTTTGAATCAAAATCTTCACACTTTCTAATTATATTAATTAAGCTAATACATCTTTTTGTTAAAGACTTTTTTCTTTTCATAAAATAATAACAACTTAATTAATATTTTAACATTAAAAATTATAAATCATCTAAACTTTCTATCTGAACTATTTCATCGTTAATTAACATAATATCAAATTGTGGCCTAAGTAAAATTGGTTTAAATCTTTCTCCATCTCTTGTTTTAATCAATTGTAATTGCATTGTTCCTTCTAGTTTATTATCTTTTGTTTGTTTTAGTCCATAAACAATAGAAGAATTTTCAACTGTCCCTCTTGAATATTTTATATGTTGTGTATCTAAAAACTCAACCTTTTTTGATTCATCGGTCAATTGACAAGGCGTTATTACAGGTATACCTTTCCCATTTAAATTACCAGATAACTTTCTTAATCCCCATGATATATCAGCTTGAGCCAATGCATCTCTTGACGATGCTTTATTATCGTCACCTGCATACATTAAATTTAAATAGTCAACAATTATTTCGTCTGCTTCTTCGTTATATTCATCTTGTATTTCATAAATTAAATTTTCAATATTATCTACGGTACAATCATTTGTTAAATGAACAATTTCTAACCAATTCTTTTGAGTCTCTTTTAATAATTTAATTGACTTTTTCCATTTATCAAAATCATTTTGTATAAAATCCCCTAGTCTAAACTTTGTATATTGTATACCTGTTAATCTTGATTCAATTCTAAATTGAACTTGATGTTTTCTCATTTCTAATGAAAATAGAATTACATTTTTACCAGCAAGATAAGCATTTGCTGCTAAATTTTCAACAAAAATACTTTTTCCTATATTTGTCTCACCTCCAATTAAAATTAATTCATCTGCCATAAATCCACCTGTAATATTGTCCAATTTAGTAATTCCAGATGGTATTCCAATACAACCTTCACCGGATTCATATTTTTCTTTTCTTTCTTTTACAACTGCAACTCTTTCTTTATAGTCTTTTAAAAACTCACCCCTTGAATTGTCTCTAGATTCTGATATATCAATTCTTGATGCTTCACTTAATATTTTTTTTGCATTATCATTATCAAAAGATCCATCTTCGTCTACTGAATTTATTACTAATTTAACTTTATTAAAAATTTCTCTTGATTCACATAATTTTTTAAGAACATTAAGTAATTCATTTATTGAATTATCATCATGTTTTTCTAAATCTACATTATAAACTTTTTCAACAAACTTAGAATAATTTTTAAATTTATTTCCTACTTTATTCTTAACTAAAATAGTAAATGATTCTTTATCATAATGAATATTTTTCTTTTGTACTAAAGAGAGAAATGATCTAAAAGGTGATATTGTAAAATAATTCTTCTTTAAATGTTTCTTGAAAATATTATTTTTTCTCAAAACATAAGCGATTATTATTTTTTCAGCAGATATATTTCTAAAATGTGATTCTTCGGCTTTTTCTTCTATATTCATTAAAAATTTCTTTCATAATATTTTTTAGATTCTTCATCGCCAGGATAAAATTTTTCTTTAAAATATGAATCACTACAAAATTCTATAAAACCATCACTATGAATAACAATCCAATCACCTAGTTCTTTAATTGAATATGTACCATCTTGCATAGTGCAAATAGTTGTAGGTTGTTTTATTATTTTAAAAGCATCGTAAATTTTTACATCTCTTTTTTTAAATTTAGCCATTGATTTCTCCTTATAACAAACTATATACTTTGATAATCAGATTTTTGTATAGTTTTTATAGAAATTTCATAATTAATATTTAATACTACACCACAATGTATACAACAACAATCAAACCAACCATAAGGATTTTTTGTTTTATATTCACGAAAAATTATATCATAGTCAAAAATTTCATCTGCTTCTTTTAAATCAAATTCTTTATTGCATTCAAAACATTTAATTTTCATTATTTTATCCTTTACTCATATAATGTTTGATAATATTTATGATATATTGAAGCATATTTTATTATATGATTACTTTTCATATAATCATCTATTTGAACTTCTTCATTCTTATGAGATAATGATTCATCACCATGATCAATCTCTTTCAAATTTCTATTCATAATAGATACAATTGAAAAATCACCAAATATATCTTCACCTGTTTGCATATCACTATTAGAACATACAAATATAGGACAATTATTCATAAATTTATTTCTTAAAAATGTTTCAACTTCTCTTAAAACAAAATCACTACCTTTTTTAATATAAACTTTATCAAATTCATCTACTAATAATACGTCTGCATTTTTTATCATATATAAATACATAGCAGTACTATCATCTGGTTCATTAGACATTTCATTGTATAATGCATTTACATAATTACTCAATAAAAAATAAACTACCTTTTTACCTCTCGTCATAAATCTTTTGCCTATTTCACACAATGTAGTTGTTTTACCTACCGAATAATCACCATAAATAAAAAATCCTCTGCCATTTATGTAATTCTCTTCAAAATTACTAAAATATTTCTTTATTTCATCTTTTAAAACTAAATCATAATTTACATGCCAAAATTCTTTAGGTATCTTACTTTTATATAATTCTTTTAACCATCTAAACGCCTGCATACAATCACAATCATCTTTCTTATAAAATCCTAATCCTTTACATTGTTTATGATTATCTACTATTTTTGTCTTTAAAAACTTTAAATAATCAAGATCTTTTTTTGTCATCTAATTTTGCCTTCATATTATCTATAATTTCTTTATCAAACATTGCAGCACAATTGACACATACATAACAGTTAAATATATTTTCTACTATTTCTTTGTGATACATATAAGGTCTTGTTATTGGTTTCTCTGTCAATTCCTTATATCCACAAATAGGACAAGGATAATTAAATTCATTTTCTTTTGTCATTTAAAACTCATTATCTACTATTTTCTGAATTTCATTATTAATACGATCCCACCATTCATCAAATGTTTCGTTTAGTTTATAACTTAAAAAATCAAATGAATCTTGAACTATATCTTGTTCATTAAAAAACCAATTTATAAGCTGTTTATCTACCATTTTAGCTCTTTGATATCTAACTCTTCTTTCACTTGAGCTTTCTTCTGAAATCATTCGTCTAAACCTTGTTTTGCATCAAATCAAAATTACTGTCGTATAAAATACTGACCAAATAATAATTAACAATATTATAAGTATTTTAACACATTTATTTTTAATTCCATTACCATTCATTTACTTCTCCAATATATCTATTGCATAATCTAAATATTCTACAATAGATTTATCAACATTGATATCAATATCATATTTGAATGATTTCATGTGGCTTATACTAAGATGAAATTCTTTCAATTCATTTATTTTATAGATTAATTTTAATTTCTCTATATTAGAAATATTATCTACATTTAGTTTCTTAATCTCAAAAGTCCGTGCATGATTTTTAAAAATCTTTAAAGAGATTGCATCTGTATCTAAAGAAAGTTTAAGAATCTGCCAACTATTCTTTGTAATTCTTTTTGATTTGATACAATCTATTGTTTTAAGATAAAAATTTAGATTCATTTTATACCTTAGTTTCTCAATTTCTTTTCATTTAAAGACGTAGTGAAACGTAATATTATATATTGATAAGATTTTTTCTTGGACGGCTATTGAATATAACATCAAAGTTGACTTTTTAACATGCGTGTTTTAAAAAAGTGATAAATTTACTTTAATACCAAAAGAATATATTACAGAATTAAATAACGCATATCCTAAATTTCCAAAGACACCAACTTTTAACCTTTTATATTGTATAGGCATCCAGCTCAATCCTGCTGATCCAAAGTAATATTGATTGAACCCTATATGTGTAAATATATCAAAGTTCAAAAGTGGATTCTTCTTGCGACTTAAAACTTCAATTAAAACAATCATTGTTTCTATTTCATTAACTAAGTCATCTATTGTATTAACTTTTTCTTCTAGCAATAAGATACTTTTACTGAATTCTGTAGCCATTAATTCATGTTTACTATTAAGTAATTCAAAATCATTTAATAAAATAGAATATGTACCATTTAAATTATCATATTTCTGTGCTAAATCAATGTATTCATTATATAACAGTGTATAACATTGTTTTAATTCTTCGTGATTTTCTAAATCAACTTCAGGGTACAGAAGGTCTGAAATCATTAATAACACTATTGATATAATCAATATTATTACTTGTTTCATGTAAAATTTCCTTATAATTTTTAATCTTTTCTAAATTTTCATAAGCGAATTGCAATTCGTTATTAATATACTTAACTGTATTTGCTATATATTCGATATCACATTTTTGTTTTTCTAAAATATTATTAATTTTTATATCAAGTCTATTTAGATTCGCATTGACATAATCATCGTTAGTAATATTTTTATCATCATATAAAGTAAAATTTCCTCTTATAAGCCATCCAATAAATAATAATACGATAATTCCTATTATAACTAATACAATTTTGAAATATTTTTTATTTGTTTTAAAATATGTTTCATCTAAATTGATCATTAACGTTCCTTTCTAATATCTTCTATTAAAAGCTCTATTAATTTATCAATTTTATCATCTTTATTATTTGTTTCTGGCGTATAAAAGATAGTAAAAAATGATATTATAAATGCAATTAAAACGCCACCAATGACAGAAGCCCAAATTCCCATTCTCCATTTTTGTTTTTTTTCTATATCTGTATCTTTTTGTTCTATTATTTTAACTCTATTTACTAAATCGTTTGTTTTACTTGTGAGTTCTTTATAGCCTTCACATGTTTCATAAGGTTGCTGAAACGCACCCGCTGTTAATTCATCTTTTAAGCTTTGTATTAATTTTCTTATTTCTTGAAATTCACTTGTTGCACTTTCTTTATTCTGAAGAAGAAAGTTTACATTTTCTTCTAATGCTGTTAATTTTTTATCTAAATCATTGATCTTACTAAAAATCTTGCCAATTGTATGGGTTGTTTCAGCATCTGTCATTATTTTTTCCCTATGAACTTTTGTAAGAGATCAGTAATCGCTTTAGTATCTATTTTTTCTGTACTTTTTAATGCTTTAAGTAAGCCAGTAAGACCTACAAATGTACTTAGTGTCATCCACCACCATTGATATTTATCAATAAATATTCCAAGAGTCTCTATAGCTTTTTTAAAATGTTCAGCACCAGTAATTAAATACAATATCATGCTTATTAAAAACACTATAAAAATTAACAAAAACGTTATAATAGAAGTGAATTTACCAACCTTTTTAATTCTCATTGTTAAAATTTCAGAATCTTTTTTTAATTTATCTAAATCTGTTTCATCTATATCAATATCAACTTTTTTTATTTCTTTGTCTTTATCGTCTTTAAATGTTATATTCATTTTAGCAAATTTTTCCATGTGTTTTTACCTACAATACCATCAGAAGTTAAATCATTGTTCTCCTGAAATTTTTTGACAGCCTTTGAAGTGTTTTTACCAAAAACCCCATCAAAATCTAAACCTAATAGCATTTGAATATCCTTGACATTATTCTGGATCGTACCAAACCTTAATGTTGGGTTAAAATTACATTGATCATCTAAAAAATTTAAATAATCTTTGCCATGCCATACTGTAAATGGAAATTCATCTTCATAACTCATATCGGCATAATTCATTAAAGATTTCCAATAATTACCATTCCAGCCACCAAAGGGTCCTAAACATCCTGCACTATTTTTACCAATATTTTCTCCTATACCCATTGCATGGCAATTGACACCTGTATTTCTAGCATATTCAAAAATATCACCATCATCTATTATATAGTTTCGATTATAGTCTCTAACGATCCATATTTTTTCATCTTTTGCACGTAGTGCTTTGTATTTTCTATGATGTAACCCTTTAACAAATTTATGTTGTCCAAATGCTACATGTGCTGTACCTTTTGAATTTAATGGATTTTCTGAATAATATAATCCGGGATCAACTGTTCCGGGCATTATTTCTATTATATCGTCTTTTAAACATATAATTAAATCATTATATTTATCAATTTCATCATTATTAACAATAATTCTATCTCTATTACATGTAACACCTTTTAGACATAAAATATTTAATTGATTTCTTTCGATATATTCAAAAGACAATGCTTTAATAAATTCTGCAAAAAACATTATTAGCTCCTAAATTAAGCAGATTCTAATTCTGTAATATAAGTACTAAGTTCAGTATTTGTTCGATATGCTCCCATTTTTTCCCATGCAACATCGGCAACACCCTGAACTGTAGCCAGCGCTGTTGCTTCATCAATTGCATCAACCATAATTGAAGCTACCATAGTCATACGTTTTTCTTCGATAATATCTACCATCCATTTATCGGTATATATATCGGTTCTTAATTGGTATAGTTTTAATGTGAAAGTCATTAATAATGGATCTCCTTTATAGTAAAGTTATAATTTGTCGTAGTTAATGGATTTAAATTGTTAAAAAATATACTATAAAATTCTGTAAAAGAAGTATAATCTAACGGTGGATAATCTACTTTAACCCCTTCTAGTGATCCATTATCAACAACTTCAATAGCTGAAGATTTCCATTCTGCAGAACCCGTAGAATCCGCCTGAATGGGATAAACCCAATAAATTTCAGAACTACTATCACCCCTCATTTGTTTATGAAGAGAAACTATACCATTATTATTGTTTATAGTATACCAAACACTACTTTGAGCATTAAATAATGTTTTCTTTGCAAAAAATCCTGAATATATAGGAAATAATAATTCATGTCTATTAACAGCAAAAGTAGTTCTTATAAAATTCCACTGTCCATGATTAAAAATAAAATTATTATCTTTAGATAAATCTGTAGTATAACCAGATCCAATTATTTTATTACTTCCTGCAGAATTAATAAATGAAAACGGAAAACCAAAAAGAAAAACATAATTATCTGTAATATTTGTTTTACCTAAATCAGTATAAGTTCCAGGGATAACTCCTCCAGGACGATGTGCTAGCAATATTTTACCTGTAGTATTAGTAAAATTTGTTCCTCCAAATGTGTTTCCTGATCCTGCTTCTGATAAAATATCTACAGTTATTGTTTGATCTGAAGAATGTGTCCCTCCAGAAATTGCTGTAATTTGTACAGTGTGCCAAATATTATTTTGATCGAAGGAAGACTCCGATTCAGCATTTTCTTGTATAATAGCTATATCTCCAATTTTCCATTGATATTTATTACTTCTTGCATGTGAGTTTAAAGTTATTGTTTCACTAGTATCTCCACCTTGACCTGTTCCCGTTAAAGCTACAATAGATTCGGGACCACGATATACTCCCATACCTTTAAATTCATTTGTTGAAGAATCAAATAATGCGTAAACGGCCATATTAATTTCAGATTGTGTATATCCAGTAATTGGCATATTATCTAATATTCCACCCGTATCAGTTAATAAATCAATAGTTGTTGTTTCAAAATCAAATGTCCATTTTGCTATATTAGTTATAAATACTAATTCTTTTTGTGTATTAAAAACAAAACCACTTGATCCATTACCAAAATGATTTTTTAATAAATAAAACTTTGATTCATCTGCAAGATCATAATATCCACCTCCATGTACAACATTTTCTAACATACCATGAAATGGAAGATTTGTATTTGATATTTTACCATTTGCATCTAATTGTGGAATCCCGTTAGGTTGATTTATATCAGTTATTTTAGCCGGAGTAACTACGTTATCTTTAATATGTCTTGTTTCAACTTGATCACTTGCTAATTCTGATAATCCTTCAAACCAATGAATATTTTTGGCAATCTTCATACTAGAAACGCCAACAACTAAACCATCATTTAAATTATCTTTTCTATATAAAATAATAGGTCTATTATATGCAGTAGTAATCGCCGTTAATGTTGAATTTGTAGCTGTTATTATTCTAATATTTAATCCTGTAGTTACATATTCACTTACATCAATATCTGCATAAAAGCAATCATTATTTTCTAATGTTACAGAATCACCATCTTTACTTACAAAATGTATTCTTATGAATCTTTCTGGATTATTTTTAATATGTATTGTAATATATCCACCAACACCTTGTTGAAGATCAGTGTTGTTTATTGGACCTGCTTGATCATCTATTAAAAATAATCTTGTTTGTTTTATATTAAAAGGAAACGTTAAAGATTTTTCAAAACCAATAAATTGATAATGCTCAGTTGCACCAGATTTCCAAAAACTATTTGAAAATATCTCATAATTACCCGATGTTGTAATTAATGTATCTGGGCCAGATACAGCACCTGTTGATATTTCTCTATAATGTAAATTACCTGTAGATTGATCATCAAAAACAATTGAAATATTATCAATTGTATCATTCCAAACACCACCTAAGGTACCTAATACATTACTACCAGCATCAAACGACACTAACACTATCGCAGCGGCACTATTATCGGATATAACTCTTAATACATCGACTTGATTTGTTGACGTATTAAACCCTGTAATAAGACAATAATCAGTTCCTGTATTATTATTACAAAATACCAAATTAGCCATAACAAAATTTGATGTTGATAATGTCCGTTCTGTTCCTAATGCTAAAGCATCGTCAATTGTATTTGTTAAAAATGTAGTACTTGCATCACTATATGCTCCAAATAAAAACAATGACCCATTATAATCTATACTTACACCATCATCTGGAACAACTGATGTAGATATCGTAGTCAATGTTCCTAATGTATCTGTTGTATTAACAATGGCTCTAAAAGCGAGTGAAGAGCTTTGTGCCCATATAATACCAATTTTATCATTAGCAGTATCATAAGCTATATCATAGGCTTTTTTATATCCAGAATAATGAGGATTATCATTTAGTGTCGCAATAACATCTTGAACTGGATATGTTCCAAATGCATTAATATTATCAATTGAATTAGTCAATGTCAGTGTTAAAACTCCACCTGAATCATCTAAAGATAATTTTCTTGATCTTATTTCAATTTCTGCAGTTGATGACGTTTGATGCAAATAAAAAACTATATAATCTGTTCCAACAATAATTGTTTTAGGACTATGAACAATGCCCTCGTCGACTATAAGTTCGTTACTATACGTATCTGTTGTTTTTTTATAGATTCTACAAATTATTTTATGATAATCAGGATCTATTTCACTTTGAATTGCGTAAAAATGATATGTACCATCTGTGTTAATTGATGAATCTATCGGATTTAATATTTCTTTATTTGCACTATATAATTTATCATTATCTTTGTCAAAATATAAAGAAATATTTTCAGATCCAAAACTATAATATCTACCATATAATTCACTTAAATTTGTATCAAAAGCTTCTACAGTTTCTAATCTTTCACCTGCTTCTTCTAAGGCTTCGTCTACATTATCAACTGATGGTGCGTAAAATGCTCCAGTATTATTAAATCCAATATTGGCGGCGTTACCAGATGTTATAGATTCTTTTCTATCTCTATAAATATCTGCTTCTGCTATCTGAGTCATTCCATAATATTTTAAAATATCACCTAAATAAATCCAATTTGGTTCAGTAAAAGGTTTATCTTGTCTATAAACTTTCTTTTGTTCAAGAGTTAAAGCTGCTGGATCAAACTCTGCTCCTTTAAGTACTTTTATTACAAAACTATCTTCAACAATATGCCAAAATCTATCACCGCGTGCATCGATCTGTTGATCACTTAAATCAACATCATAAGCAATAAAAATAGTATTCCATGCTTCAAAATCTATAGTCGTAACATTTGTTGGATTTTCATCAACATCTTGACTTATATCAATATCATTAGTTGATTCAACATTTATACTTTTTCCATTTAATGCTCTTGATGTACCAGGAAGTAAATCAAGTGTCATATCTGGTGATGGACTATTTTCTATTAATGCTAATTCTCTTTGATTTTCAGGCAATGAAACTGTTTCTAATATTCCATTTATTTGTGCATCAATAGCGATACTTTCAGCTGCTTTTTCAATTACATCAAATATTTGTTGTAAATCATCATTAGCAAATAAATATTTATATCCATATCGAAACCTATCCATAATAAACTCCTCAATTTAATCTTGATGTTTCTTCTAATTCTGAAAAACCTAATTGAAATCTATCGTCAATATCAATAAGATCTGATAATTCCCAACTAAAAACATATTCATGTGTTATAGCTCTTAAATATGTAACAATTCTTTTAATATCTCTTTTTAATGCATCTGTTAAAACACCATCATATGATAACAATGTTTTAGAGATAAAAGTATGAACATCTGATAGATATGTACTAAATCCTAATTCTGAAAAATCTAATAACCATAGTCCTTCTTCTTCTGCGGTTAATTCTTTAAATTCTAATTCAATATTATAAAGCAGTCTTACAACATTAATAATAACTTGAGTCGTTCCTCTTGTTTTATTTATAATAGGTAAAAACTGTAATAATTTTCTTTTTTGTATTTCTGTTAAATCTAAATCTAATGTCCAACCTCTTTCTAAGATATAATTCCATAAATAAACTTCATCTCTTTCAAATAAATTTGATTGTTCTCTTAATCTTAAAAAATCAGTATATGCTTGACAAATAACTTCTTCTAAGATTTCTATATATAACTCAACATTAGTATCTGTTAAAAGAAATTCTGGAACATATTTTTTTAAATCAAATATCGCCATTATAGTGCCAATTGAGTTCCATCTTTATTAAATGCAGTCAAAGTAATATTAATCAATCTTGGAATTGATAATTGATCAATTGCTAAATCATCTACAGGACCATCAAGTAAAACTTTAGTTACACCATAACCTCTAAAATTTTCTATTAAAGCTATTATTCTACTTCTTGGTATTTCTTCAAGTTCTGTACCCCAATTTATTGAAAAACTTCCATCAATTTTTTTTGATGTAAAACCAAAAGATGTTTCAAGAGATCCTCTAATTAAGTTAATTGTTGATAACCACGGAGAATTATTTTCAAAAAAAACTCTAGCGTCAATATCCCAATCTTGATAAATTGCTTCTGTTATAATTGTATTAGACGCGACATTACCAAATGTTGGTCTTTTTGATGCATCCGTATAAATATCAATAATACTATTCTTTAAAGTATCATCTACTGCTATTCCTATTCCAGGAACAACATAAATTAGAACTTGAAATTCATCTAAAGAGAGTGGAATATCTTTTTCTCTAGTATATGGATTGTCAATAACAAATGCTCTTTGTATATCTGCTAAAGCAACTGCGTTTATTTCAAATTCTTCTCTTGTAATACTTCTATTTGATGACGCATTCCAAACTGATATATTTTTTCTTCCACTTTCAATTGTTTCTCTATTTTCTCCACCAGTCGGAGCAAATCTATTTGTTACAGTTAAATCATTTACTGATTGTGCTTCAGAATCAAATATTGTACTTGTAATCTTATTTATTTGTCCAGTTTGAATACTATTAGCACCAATACCACCACCAAACGCGTATCTAACTAAGATTTGTTCTTCAGGAATTTTTCCATAATCGTCATTATTGCCAAATACAACAAACATATTTTCATCTTGAGTATATTCTAATGCATAAAATTCTTCACCTGGTGGAGCAAGCAATATTGATTCTATTAAGGTCCATAATTTATTACCAACTGTGACTACGACTGTATCATTTATAACTCCTATATTATTTAAAGGATATCTTTGATCTTTAATTCCAATTTGACCATTAAATAAATTACTTGTACTAATATGATTTCTAGCATTAACAGTAATAGATCTTGATCCTGCTAAAATTACTGCATATTGTAATGTTTCAAATTTACGTAAACCATCAGCAGATGACACAACAGTTTTTTCTGGAATAACAACATCAAAACTATGTACTGTATCTAATTTAAATAACAAATTTACAATTGCAGACTTTCTTCCTTTTAAAGCATATAAATATTCTTGTGCTTTCCAAATTAAAGACTCATAATTATTTAGTGTAGGTAATGTATTATTAGTAAATATTTGATCACCTAAATAAAATAATTTATCTAATTGAGCAGACATTATCTCTAAAATAAGTGTTCCGACTTCTCTTTTATTAAAATTAGTCCACTCAGGAAATCTTTTACTTGCGGCGTCTATAGATTCAAGCATAATACCATAAAATTCTTTTTCAAAGAATGATGTTTTAATAGGTTCAATACTATCTAAACTCGTTGATAAATCTCTAACTGAACTAATAACATTAAATACTAATTGCTTATCGTCTTCTGTAACAATATCTTCAGGAGAATTAATATGATTAATATCATTAATTTTTAGAATTGATTCTAATGAATTTTTAACTATTTCACCTGGTTTCATTAAGCTACCCTCTTTAGTTCAAATCCACCATCTGTTCTTGTAATCGTCAATGTATTTACAATTTCAGGATTTTGTATATCTTTCCATTTTATATCAACAAATAAATCTTCTTTTTGATAATCAGTTATTACGTCAATTAATTCAATTTCAGGAACAAATTCAAGTAAAGGTTCTTGAATCCATTGAAATAATAAATTATCCATCAAAGCAGGATCAGAATTATGATAAGGTACTAAATGTAATTTGCTTCCAAATTCAGGAAACATTTCTCTACTTCCAATTGGTGTTAATAATGTTACAGCAATAGCAGATTCTAATTCATCTAATCGTGTTATATCAGAAAAGCTACCACTATTGAAATTAAATGGATATGTAATTGTAACAGTAGCATTACCTGACATATTAACCCTTTACTATATCAACAAATTCTGAATCTAATCCATCTAAATCGAACGAATTTAAAGAATTAAGTACTTGAGTAACTTCTTTAAACTCTGAAATTGCTTGTTTTGTTTGCTCTTTATCTTCATCTTCTTTTATAAATAATTCAATAAAATTTATTAAAGAAGTTATATTTGCAGGATCTAAACCACCAGCAACTAAAAAAATTCCTCCAATATAATTAGAATCTCTTTTTTGTTTATTACTAATTCCATTTGTATTTGCGATATCACTAATAAATTTATTTATTCCACCAAGTTGTGGTTGAATTGTTTTTATAACTAAAAATTCGCCATTAATAGACAATGTTAATTTATCCAATAAAATTAATATTCTATTTCTTATTGAATCAACTACGTTTGTTACAGTTTCTATTTTTTCTGATAGTGAATTTGAAATTGCATCAAGAAGATTTTCTTTTCTACCTATTTGTTCATATAGACTATCAATAAAAAATTTTATTTCATTTTTTAATGTTTCTATTTCAGGAATTAACCATTGTAAAGTTGTTCCAAACCAATCACCATCACCAAAATTTCCAAAAAATCTTTTCTTTAAGAAATCGACACCATCAGTTCTTTGTAATGGAACAATTTGGCTTGTTTCATTTGTATTAATTATTTGTGTTGCATCAAAATTACCAAAAGTTGTTCTATCGATATGTCTTCCGAGTAAATCAGTAAATACTAATGTTTCAATTAACGATAAAGATTCTCGCAATTTAGCTGCAACTTGTGGAGCTGTATAAAGTTCTATTGCTGCTGTATATTCATGACCATATAAAATAGGTATATCATCAATACGATTAATATCTAGTTCTTTTTCACCAATATTTTTATATATACCATCTTCGGGTAAATTAAGATCAACTAATATATCTGTAACTTTATTTGATTCAATATCTCTAGCTTTTATTGATGTAACTTTAATCCAATGTGGAAAACTCAATTTATCCCATTCTAATGATAATGAATTTTTATTAAAAATACTTGTAAATCTGAATTTTAAATTCGCATCAATTTCTTTTTGTACTTGTATATTTGAAAATGTTATAAAATTTATATCAAATAATCTCAAAAATTCTTTTAATTGTGCAGTTACTTCATCGATACCTGGTGCCATTGCTAAAATAGCAATTCCACCAACATATTCATTAGAATTAAAACTAGGAATGTAATCTCTTTCAAATTCATTATCTGTATTAAATGATTCTCTAAATCTGTTCCAAAACGAATCAAATTTTGTAGAAGAATCAATTTCTTTATTATCGTCTGTCATAGCACGTGTAATTCTACCTGTTTCATCTCTTGAAACACTTATTGTATCTTCTGCTTGAATATTTATATCAATTGGTGATTTATACATTATATGCATTCCACCAGAACCACCAATTTTATCAATAGTATTATTTATAATAGTTCTTGAAGTATCAATTAGTTTTTCTGCGGGATCAATTACTTTTCCACCAATAAATGTTTCTATTTTATTAATTATTTCAACACCAACTCTAGTTGGTTCGTATATTATTTCAATTAATCCTTTTGCTGCGTTAATAACTTCTTCTAATTCATTTAAAAAGCTCAAATCTGGTGCAATTATCTTTTTCCAATTTTTATCTTGATCTGCCTTTGAATTATTTTTATTATCTTCTAAAAATTTCTCAGCATTTTCATTTGTATATAGTTCTTGTTTAAAATTGACATGTGTTAAAGTTTCAAATTCTTTAAGCATAATCTAAAATTGTTTGTATATCATCAGAGAAATTCTTTTCTAACGTAACAAACTCGTCATCATTATATGTAATCTCTTGTGATAATTGCCAAGAATTATCACCATTGTTATATTCATAATATAATACTCTAGTGATTAAATTGGATTCATTATTTTTATAAAAGTATTCATATTTATTTACTTGATTTTTATTTTCATATTCGATTAATGAAATTAACTTATAATTACTATTAATAAATGAATAAATTTTTTCATTAATAATAGTTCTATTTGTATCATAAAAAATAATTTTTTCAATAATATTATTTGATAATATTATTTCTTTTGTTCCTATATGTAGATTACTTAAATAAACATCATAATTTATCATTTGATTAATTATAGTATCATAAAAAATAACATATTTTAAATCATCATTATCCCAAATATAACATTCAATATAAACAACTTTACCATTTTCATAATGATCAATTTGTAATGGAGTTTCTTTATTATCATCTTTATATTTATATATCAATCCTTTAGAAACTCCATCGGTTATATGTGATGTAATTATATAATTAATTCTGCCATCACTTAAAGCGTTTGTTTCTGTTGTAACATCTCCACCTGTTTCATATAATATAAAACTTTCAAGTTTACCTTTGATTGTATAATATCTTTCTCTTGTACGAATATCATTTTGAAAATCTTCATCAAATTTATCAACACTTTTATTAGGATTAAAAAGTAAATCATATAATATACTAATATCATCTGATGATTCTTCATAGGCAGTCTCTGCGGTTTCGTCAAGAAAGAAAAATCTACCATCGTCTTTCATAGCCTCTAAAGAATTTTCAGGATTTTTGATTAAAATTTCAATATAAACATTAATTAATGCATTATCTATTACTTCATTGAAAAAATTTTGTAAATCTTCATTTTCAAAAAAGTTAAAAATATTATATGTTTCACCTTTATCATCGTTTAAAATTTGTTCTGGATCTAAATCCCAATATTCAACAAAATAATTAACATATTCAATTTCATTATGTGGAATTGATACAAATTTCTTTGATCTGATTTTATATTTTTGTGACGGATGTCCTAGTGTTTTAGGTGCAAATAATTCTTCAATCGAAATACTATTAGCTCTATTAAAAAATTCAACCGTATTGTTTGGAAAATTACCAATAACATTATTAATTTCACTAACTTCGTATTCAGTATACGAAATTATACGTTCATTAACTAATTCATTTGAATCGTCAAAAATTAATCGCCAATTTTCTTCTTTTTTAATAGTAAACTGTGTTTCATTACCCGATTCAATTTCATCATAAATGAATTTTTTATAACCAAATAACTCATTACCTGCGTAATTATCTATTCTATATAATAAAAGATCTTCAACATCAACAACTTCATGTATATTTTTAACAAAATCAACTGCAAATTCTACTTCGTCAAATAATATATTTCCTTCAGAATCTTCACCTGTAAAATTCCATAAATGAATTTCTTGTATTCCCATATAAAAATAATGAGAAGCATTTTGAATATTTCCTTCAGAATCAACAGCTATAAATGATTTACCAACATATTTTCCATTTTCATCAATATTTTTTACTATAATAAAATTTTCATCTGATAAATAATCAATTTCAAACTTTGGTCTACCTAATTCATCATATACTCTTTCGTTTGAAATTCTATATGAGATTTGTTGATTATCGTCATCTGCAACAATTTCAAAAAATCTATCTGCTATTTTTATTCCATCATCATTAAATAATGTTTCTCTATTGTTTAATGAAATTATTTCATCTTCTGAAACAGGTTCTTCTTCAGAAAAAGTATAATTTTCAACTAAATACTCTTCTAATAGTTTAAAATCAGTAATTGTTTTAATTGTTTTTTTATTTAAAAAATCAACTTTCGTTGCCATTGTCTAGCTTCTTTAAATTTTTTATTTTTTCAAATTTCTTTTTATTTTGTTCAAAATAAAATTTTTCAATTTTTGTTATTTCTATTAATATCTTTGTTAATTCGTTTTGTATTTTTGTCATTCTGTAAAATTCTTCTTTGATATTGTTGTTACTAAATCTGCTATTTTGCCAGGAGTTTGTGCGATTAATTCTACACTAGGAGTAGCAGGTCCTGCAGGTGTCGGATGCGTATGTGCTACTAACATTTGTAATATTCCTGTAAAAAAAGTAATAAATTCTGTTCCTAAAACAAGGGGTTGAATACTTGTTTTACTACCTATTTTATTTATTCCATCTAAAACGTTAGTGATTGCTTCTATTGTATTTGTCGCTGAAGCTTTCATTTCATTATTTGCCGCTTCAATTAAATTTTTTATAGGATGCGTTAATTCATTAGACGTTGCATCAGATGCAAATCCACTTTCATCCGCTGGTGTTAAACCTCTCTTTATTTCAATTTCTTCAGAAACTCTTGCTTGAAATAATTCAGAAGCTTTCATTATAATTGATTCAATTGCTACAATTTCAGTAGTCTTACCTGATCCCATTGACACATTATTAGGAGAAACAAAATTATAATTACCTTTACAATTTATATTGATAGATTCTGCATTTAACGTTATAGTACCTTTTGAACTTACTGTTAGGTTTTTATTTGAATTAATTTCAATTCCTGTATTTTCTTCAGGTGAAAGTCTAATAAATGATCTATTATCTTCATCTTTAAGTTCTAGAAAGCTATCATTCATAATAACTTTCATATTTTTCCATTTAATTAATTTTATTCCAGGATCATCGTTCGTCGGTGGATTTTGTTTTATTTCAACATCTTCTGCATCTTTTATAACCCAACCATGTTCCCAAACAGGAAGACCAGGCTTTCCATCTTGAAATGATACCCAAACAGGATCACCTAAATTTGGCATTTCCCAATTATTTTTCATTCCACCTTTGGGTAATGCCCATTTTTTAATACCCAATGCTGGTACATGAATAAATACTTTACCGGGTAAATCAGGTGTTTGTATATTTATTACAGTCCCTTTATAAGGACCAATAACTTCTTTAGCGCAACCCATTAATGAGATTCTCCTCCATCAACACTTCTAATTACAATGTCACGAATTCTATTTCCAGATAAGTTACCAGCAACAACATCTTCCGCTAATAAACGTTCATATTCAAGTGCAATATTTCTTTCGTTTCCTCTTTTTAGAACATTAACAAAAATTTTATCAAATGTTTCTTGATCACTTTGAATTTTTATTACATCATCATTAGGAAAAAAATCAGTAAATTTAAAAGCTATTCCTTTATCAGCATTATAAACTTGTCTAAAATATTCTTTAGCAGCTCCAAAATTCATAGATGCGGTAGTTTCACGTTGACTTTGTCCAAGTTGAGTAACACCAGTAGGAGCATTACCAGCAGATTGTCCACACGCAACAATATGTTGTGCAAAAAAATTAATACTTGAAAATGGACCACGTGTGAGAGAATCGGCTTTATTGTTGTGTTTACCTCTTGTTGCCAATACTAAGCCTGTTATATAACACGAAACATATCTTTTAATATCATTGTCTGTTAAATTATCAACACCTATTACTTCTAAATTTCTATCTTCTACTATTAAATGATTATGAACATGTGCTTCTAAAGTATCTTTAAATATTTGAAAAAATGCATCTTGAGCATTTTGAGTAATACCGGCTCTACGAGTAATATGCGCAGTTCTATCTCTAGCTTCTGGCTCGAGCCATCCTATTCCGTTTGCTAATTCAGTCGCTGTAGGTGCTCCTCCGATCCATATTTGTCTATTCCAATCATATTGTCCTTTTATATAATCTTCTTGAGTAGCCTGAGCTAAAGATTCTTCAAATATTTTACCACAATCAAATTGATGATCTTCGACTTGAGATGATGCTTGAGTATCGCCTGGTTGCTTTACTACATGACTATAAGATGTTGTTCTAAAATCATTACAAAAAAGATCTTCATAAAAAATTTTTTTAATTGTAGCTACTGATGTGGTATTATATTCATAAAGTTCTTTATATGTTTCTACAGGAAAATCATTTGCTATTAAATTTAATTCTTCTTCAGTAAATTCACTTTCTACAGATGCACAAGGTAAAATTATCTTTAGATGATAACGTTCACCGCATTGTCTATTAAATCTTGCAATAATATCAAAATACTCTTGTCTTTTTTCCAAAAGTAATTCTTTTATTCTACGAAATTCTTGTGCTCCGGCAACTGAAAATTCAGCTTTATTTACTGTAGAAAGATGTTCAATATAAAGCCAAAGCCCTTCAGCTTTTTTAATAAATGATTCTCTAGCTGTTTTACAATCTGTCACTATTTGATCTTCTACGTCAAATTCATCACTTACTTTTTTCCATTCTTTTATTTTTTTAATTAATCCCGCTGGATGCGCTTCTGGTCTTAGATTTTTACCATCAAATAATGTTGAATTTGATATACATAAAATCTCTGTTTCATATCCATTATTGTCAATATTATGATTTGCTTCTATAATATACCATTTTGTATCATAAGCACCAGTACCAATCAATTCACAAACTTGTCTAGATTTTATTTGAGGATTACCAACAACCGTAAATCTTAAAGACATTGTAGAACTTAATTCTCTAAATCTTTTTCCAAAAAGTCTTCCCCACAATTCTTTACCATTATCTGTTATTATTCTATCACTTTTTTCAGATGTTTCAGTAAGAAAATCAATATGTGCACTTTTTTCTAAAAGATAAGCTTGTTGTCTAAAACTAGCAGCTTTTAATCTTAAACTTTTTTGAAAATCGCCTAAAAATTGCCACTCTTTATCATAAACATCTTCATCTAAATCTGATATTTGAGCAATTAAATCTACTTGATGTGTTTTACCTATTGTATCAAGCTCACGCTCTGTTGGAAAACGTATCGAACTAACAACTTGTACAAAAGCATCTGAAAATCTAAAAAGTTTATTTACTTCTTGTTGAGTTTTTTCATCTAATCTTCCAAGGGGTATTGAATTACCTTCATCTGATTTTCGTTCATAATAAACGAAATTTAAGTCAATAAATGCTTCTCCTAATGAACCTTTATTACCTGCCCCATGTATATCTTGTAAATGCCTTATCATAAACGATTCTTCACCAGTTTGTGTATAATACGGATCTGAATATCTGAATCTTGTTGTTACAACTTTGCCTGTTACAGGATCTATTTCTTCTGCTTTTGTATAAATTAATTTATCTCTAGTATCACTAGAAGGAGCATCTGATTTTAATATAGGTCCACCATAAACAACATCTACACTTGATCCGTCTAATGCGGCAAACTTAGATCTTACTGCTTGTTCTGGATCAATATCTACTTCATAATTAAATTTCCATGTTGATTGACGTAAGAAATCTCTTGGCTTAAAATATAAAATATAATGCTGATTATCTGTTACACTTTCATCTTCTAACCAGACTTGATAACCATAATTATCAGCAAGATTCTGCAAAAAACATAAAACAGTCATTTGTGAATCATAATCAAGAGTTATTGGTCTAACAGGTTGGCCATCTAATTCAACTAATTCTTCGATATCAATATGATCATCTAAAAAATCATCATTATAAGATCCATCATTTCTAGGTGAACTTATTCTAAAAATATGTCTTGCTACTTCTGTAACAATTTCTTTTAAAGACATAGAAGCAAATTCCGCTTGTCTTTCACTAAAAGAAACTGGCATTCCAACTTTTACAAATTTTGATGGTGCTAATTCGTATGCATTTATTATAGCTTCTCTTAAACCATCAAAATTTAATACTTTAAAATGTTGCCAATTTGATAATAAATCATCATACCCAATTTTAGCTCTAAAAACGGTTCCATGCATAACAATATCTTGAAAATCTTTAAAATCTGGAGCTTTAAACATTGCTAAATCTGAATTATCAAACATCAATGTTAATTTATCCATTTTTTCATTATCTGATAATTTAACAGATCTTAATCTTTCAAGTATATTATCAGGAAGAGATTTATAAGCAGACATTCTATATTGAGGTAAATTTTCTTTAAAGCTTCTTCGCATAATTTGAAGATCAGTTCCAAGCTCTCCTCTTAATGCTTCAAAGCTTACTTCACTGGCTATGTTACCCCAAGCTTCTTCCCACTCTTTTATTCTTGCCGCTGCTTCAGGATCTAATTCAGGAATAGAATATTCAATTACATATCCACCCTTTGAATCGTAATCGATAAATTCATAAATACTTTTAGGTTTAAATCGGCTCATTATTTGTTAATTTCATCTAAAATCGCTTTTTTAGGAATTGCTAATTTTTGACCTACTTCTAGTTCTAAAAATGGATCTAATATTTGATTACATGCTAAAATAACCCAATATTTTGATGTATCATTAAGATATCTTTCAGATAATGCTTCAATTTTATCACCCTGCTTACATACGTGTACTCTATAACCTGTTAATTTTAGTAATTCTATAAAATTATAATTTCTAAGTTGTGTGGCTTTTATAAATTTTACATATCTTGAATTTTCTTGTATCATCTATTGACATATTCTCCTTTAGGTATAAGCTTATCTTTTTCTCTACCTGTAGGTATGGGTGTTATCAAATCATTAGAATTATAAGGAAATTGTGAAAATCTACGACTAAATTTAGGATTCCATCTAATCATTCTTAATGATATTTCAGCTAATTCTAATTGTAATTTTGGTGTAAACCAACCTTTTGTTGCTCTAAACTCTAAAACTTGTCCTTTAAAAGTAGAATCACCAAATAAAAATGTTACATTTGGAGGACTTTTAAGAAATCCTTCTCTTTTTGCAGCTCTAGGTTGTGTTAATTTTCTTATTTGTTCTAAATATAATCCTGGACTATTTGGCATATAAATATTTAATTCATTTAAATCATCTTCTGACAATGTAACACCTGCAAATGCACCAAACGATATTGAATTAACAATACTCGGTTGATCTAAAAGAATGTTGTCTTGTAATAATTCATCAATTCTGAATTTCTCTACTATTATTGAAAAACTTAAATAAAAACCACTACCAGATATATATTGTACCCATGGATCAGCATATCCAGGAATAGGCTTTATTGAATAATTTGGATTATCTTCTTCTTCTATTGTCAATGGATTAAATATAAATGGGATAAAAACAAATCCCCTCCCAGTCTCTCCTATTTCATCAATCAATAAACCACCCTTTGTTAATTGATAATCACCTGAATATACATCTTGGAAACCCATTATGATGTTCCTTGATCCATTGCATCAACTTCACAGTACCAATTTTGAAATTGTTTATCGACTATTTTAGATCTTTGTATTCTTGTTCTTCTTTCTCCGCATTCTTCATCTTTTATACTTAAATTGAGATTAAATTGCTGTTTAGCTTGAGGTGCTTGGCGTTCTCTTCTTACTCTTTCTCTTGTGGCTCTTTCAATAGTTTCATCAACAGATTTCTTTTCTTTTTCATCTTCTACTTCTTTCTTTTCTGTTAATTGTGTTATTGAGCTTTCGTCTAATTTTACATCAGGTGTTTCTACTGCTGCCGTCGCTAAGACCTCTGCTAATCTTTCAGTACCAAGTACATTTGTTCTTGTAAATGCCTCAGGACTACCAAAAAATTTACTTAATCCACCAAAAATTCCACTTTCTGTTGTTTCTTCGACTGAACCTGGTACACCAAGTAATTTACCCATATTAAAGGCGCCTTCAGTCATACCTCGGTCACCTATAGGTAATCCATCAGGACCAAGTTTAGGTCCAGCAGGACCACCTATATTTTCAAGATCACTCATGAAATTTTCTAAACCTGATAAAAAATCACCTTGTACATCACTAGTACCTTCACCACGTACTTTACGCCGTTTGTCAAGATCAATAATTGTACCAGTAAGGATTTTTAAAGGCTCTGTACCACTAACTGCACCCGCAAGTGATCCTGCTTCTTTTGCTCCTTCTCTAGGATCTTTTCCTGGCATTATGTTAAAAAATGATGCAGCATCCATTAATGGTTTTATTGCACCTTTAATAAATGCAAAAATTACTTTTACAACAGTTGTTGCAACCTTAAGGCCTTGTACAATCTTAAGAAAAACCCATTTTATTCCTTCTCCTATTTTTCCAATCATATCCATTGTACTCATACCTTTTCCACCAAGATCACCAAATATTTCCGACGCCAATTCGGCAAAAAAGTTAACAGTTTCAGTAATTATCGTAATAACAATTTTTACCATTTCTATAATTACTGATATAACTCCACTAACAATAGGAACAACAACTTTTATTATTCCTGATACAAATTTCATAATACCAGACAAAATAGGTTTTATCGTATTAAAAATTGATGCCGCAAACGATCCAATAGTTTGAATTAGTCCAAATATAACGGGAACTAACTCATAAATTAAATTACCAACAACTGTAAAAATTTCTTTTAAAAAATTAAAAATATCTTCAAGAATAGGCCATAAAGTATCAATTAAAGTACCTATAATACCTGTAATTATAGGTATTAACTTTTCAAACGTGGCAATTATTTTTTGAATAACAGGTACTATAATTTCCACTATCTTAGATATTATTGAAAATGAAAAAGCTAATACTTTTAATATGGTACTTTTTATTCCTTCAGCTATACTTTTAACAACACTACCAATTTGAATAACCAATGGCCTAAGCTTAATAAAAACAGAATTTATAAGTTTAGTTATACCAAACACAATTGTTTCAAATATTTGAATAATTGGTTTAATTATATCATACAAACCTGCTATACCACCAGCAACACCAGCACCAAAAGCTTTACCTTGTGATATACCTGCTTCTACTGCTCCAGTATTTCCGGCTAATCCTGCAAAAGCTCCTGAAATTACTTCTACGATTCTTTGAAAACCACCAAATATTAACTTAAAAAACCCTTTAATTCCTTCCCATGCTCGTTTTGCTTCGGGAGATTCAGTAAAACCTTTCCAAAAATCTACTACTAATGTTTTTATATCTCTTATTTTAGTTTTTACTTTAGTAATAAAATTAAATAACGGAGCTTCATTTATTTGTGGTTGTATTGTTCGTAATGCTGCAACATCACCAGTTTTCATATAATGTTGTTGCAATTTATATAATTCAACAGCGTCACGCATATTAGCAACAAAATTTCTTGTATAATCAATGCCATCTTTTGTTTCAGCTTTATATACTGCAAATGCTCTTTCCCAATTACCTATTTCTTCTCCTTGATCGGCTAAACCTCTATGAAATTGCATTCTTTCTTCTTCTGGTATCTTTAAAAAATCTCTAAACTCAACAGCGCTTTGCTCAACAGAATTACTCATAGCGCCCCAATAATCAACTTTAATAGGTTTAAATACTGACGCTAATCTATCTTGAAATCGATTTGCCTTTCCAATAACTTTGTCAGTAAATGAATCTGTCTCATCTATTACTTTTCCATATTGATCTTTGACTTCACCAAAAATAAATTTAAATGAATCACCAATTGTTTTTTTAATTGAAACGAATGCGTTTCCTAATGATAAGAATGCACTTAATACAGGCTTTAATGATTCAATCGTATTTACACCTAATATTTTTACATTTGTTTTAAATTGATTTAATTGAAAATCAAAACCTGTTCTCATTTTTTCAAATGCATCATTGGTAACTGTACCAATTTCAGATCCCATACCCATTATAGGATGATACATTTGTTTAATCATTGAAGCAGCAGCAGTACCAACATCTTCAACACTTTCGGCCATTTCAGCGGTTGTACCTGACCACATTGATCTAATTTTTTCTTCAGAAACACCCCAATCTTGAACTAAATTATTTAATGTTTCTTCATTACCTTTTCCTACGTCTTTTAATGCATTATATACTTGACCCAAACCTCTTCTTGCGAATTGATCAATTTCATCTTCACCAACTCCCATTTGTGTTCCAATATTTTTCATCCAAACATTAAATGCTTTATCTGACTCAAGTTTTTTAGCAAATTTATCTGAATCTAATCCCAATTGTCTAAAACCAGCTGAGAATGTACCAAATGCTCTCATAGCATTTTTCTGTTGAAAAATTTGTTCAGGTGATAAACCTTTCATTCTCATAGCTTTTTCAGCATTTAATAAAGAAGGTATTAATCCACCTTGTACTTCAAATGCAGTCATCCCTGTTGAAATACCAATTTCTTCCATTTTCTTTTTATATGTAGATGCTGGTTTTATAAATGACATTAACATTGCATTAGCTTCCATAAAAGCCATTCTTGTCGAACGACCTTCAGACGTTAAACCAGCAACAGATCCCATCATTTCTTCCATTGATAGTCCTGCCATTTTTGCAGTAGGAGCTAATTTAAATACATTTTTCGATAATGCTTCAACAGAAGTAACACCAAAATTAAATGTTGCAAATAAAGTATCAGATATTTTTTTCATTGCTTCAACATCTGTATACGCAACACCATAAGTATTGGCTAAAGTAATAATACCTTCAGCAGCTTTTTCTGTAGTAGTTCCACTAGCTGATGCTAATTTCGCAGCTAATCCAACAGTATCTTCTAATGCAGCAGCAGAAACACCAGCACCTAGCGCTTTTGTAAACGCATTGGCAGTTTGAACTAGTTCTTGACCATATTCAGAAGCAACATTTTGAATGCTTGCTTTTACTCCATCTAATCCACCCAATAACTCAGCTTTATGTTCATTTAATAATGTCATTGCTTCTCTAGCGGCTTTATCAAATTCTCTATATGCTTCCATTGAACCTTGTAAACCTGCTATAAGTGCACCACCAACACCACCCATAAGCATTGTAAGGCCACCAATTTGACCTCTAAAATAAGTAAAGAAACCTGAACTTTTCTTTCTCATTCTTGTAAAATCTGGCATAAATCCACCACGTCCACTACGAGCCGTTGATCGATTTACTTGGTCTAAAGAGCGTGATACTCCAGGACCTATTTTTTCAATTTTTTCAAAGTATTCTATTAACTTTTTAAGTTGATCTAAAGAATGTTTCTTAATTTTAATTTTTGCTAATTTTTGTACTGCTTTTGCTATTTTACGTATTCCCTTCGGATCAATTTTTGCTTGAGTAAACTTAGTTATACTATTCATAAATCTAATGATAGATTTAATATTACCTATATGCTTTTTACTAACTCTTATTTTTGCTAAAGTTTTGACAGCTTTTTTTAATTTTTTGATATTGCTCATATCAGGAACTTTTATATTAGCTATTTTAACTATATTATGTATATAGAGTCCAATAGTTTCAAGGCTTTTAGCTCTTTTTTTCGATACTTTTAATTTGATTAATTTTTTTAATGCTTTAATAATACCATCTATATCTGGCATTCTAAGAAGATGCATATACCTAAATTTTTCAAGTAAATGTATCGCAGATTGAAATTTTCTATGTAAATTACTTGGAATTTTTAATCTTGTCAATTCATTTAGTGAGTTTACAGCATTTTTTATCTGTATTGAAGTGTCTTTGACACGAACACCAGATAATCTCATTAATGAATCAGCAAATGCCGTAATTCTAGGGGCGTGGGTTTTTGGAAATTCATTTTGTGATAATTTTTCAATTGCTTTTGAAAAATCTTGTAAATTTTTAATTGATTTAGACTTAAATTGAAATTGTTCATTTAAATGCGTTATAATTTTTCCAATATATTCAATTTTTCTATTAAGCCCAGATCCTTTAATTGTCAACGCAAATTTATTAAACGCATCACTTAAATAATATATATCTTTTGATAAATCTTTATCTAATTTAATACTAGAAAGTCTAGTCAAACTATTATTTATTTTATCAAGATCTTGTACTAATTTAGTCGCACCTTGGCTTTTGAAATCAAAGCCAAAGTTCATCATATTCAACATATCAATTATCCTTTAGGATTGGAACTTTCAATTTCTCTGTTAATAGATTCAACATGTTTGTTATAGCAATCGCAATAAAATAAAAATAAATCTAAAGGCATGTTCAAAACTTTCTCCCAACTAAATCCATAACCAGAACTATTTCGTATAAAACATAAATGGTCCATATAATGCATTATGTAGTCAGTCGAGAGCCCCGGGAGAAAAAAGATTTACTCATGAATGGAATTGTTGTACTTTCAGTTTCTTTAGAAAACATTTTTGAATTACATAATGGACAATTTTCATCAATGTCTGTTTCAATTCCACCATCTATATGCTGATGAATTTCTATAATATCTTGCATATCTGCAAACGACATTTTAATAAAAAATTCATCATCTGGTTTTTTATATTTTGCTTTTCTCCAATCTTTCACTTTATCTTTTTCTTTTCCAATAATACCTACTGTTCTTATTTTTATCATTTCTGATAATTTTTTATTTGCTTTTTCAGGATATTTTTGAACTTTTTGTAGTTCTTCTGAATCTGTTCCTCTTAGTAATCGTAATACGATAGTTTCTTTTTCGTCAAGTAAATCAACTATATATCTACCCGATGCTTTATCAACTGCAAATGCTTTCTTACCATCACATTTCAAACCTTTTTTTTCAAAAACTATCGTTTTTAATGCTTGAGGGTTTGGTATTGGATCACCATTTTCATTTTTGATTGTGTTTTCACCTAAAATTACAGTATGAGATATTCCTTTCCCTAAAGGATTCTCTTCACTTCGTTTACCGTAATCACACTTTCTAGATGAGCATTCTTTTTCAAAATGAAATTGCTTTCCAAATGTAATAATTCGTTTGCTAACCATACTGGCAAAATTATCACAATCAAATTGTTTTCTCCACTTATACTCTAACTTAGAATCTTCACCTACTTTAAAATGAATACCAGAATTTAACATATTATATAGTTGTGTTTCTGGTGAATCTTCATCTGAAAATATTTCATTAGCATCACCAACATCCATACTTTCAACAATGACTTCGTCATCTGAAGGTAAAATAAAAGTTGAACTGTTTTTCTCAGCCATAATTTGCTCCTAAAATTTTTTATATTTTTATAATCCAAGAGTACCCATAATGGGTACTCTTGGTATTAATTAAAGACAAAATTAATTAAACAACAGCAGCCGCTGCTTGAACTGGTACTGATTTATACCGTTCACATGCAAGTTCAAGTTCTTGAATTTGAATTTCACCTGCATCTGCTTTACCTTCCCAAGGTTTAAATCTAACAGGTGTAGCACCAGTAACTCGATAAGCTTTTAATGGATTTCTATCATCACCTGTTCCCTCTTGATCATTGAAAATATCAATCATTATATTGATCTTAGTTCCAGATTCATACCAATTTTCAAGACTATCAAGAGTAGCTTGAGTACTAGGAGTATAAGCAAAACCACGTCTTAAAGTAATATTATTATATTTTCTTTTATCACCTCTAATATGTGGTTCAGACGAGCCAGATTCCCAATATTCAGTTACATCACGAGTAAATTCAATTCCTGTTAATTCACAGAATGTTATTCTTCCAATAAAATCATTAAAATTAATATCAACAGGATAAACAGTAAAATACTGCCCTGTTAAAAAAGCATAATTACCATTATTAATTGGTTTAGGTAATGTATAACTCATCTTATCCTCCTTATTGACCTATACTTTTTTGTACTCTGTAATGAGCTCTTAAAATTGGTGTTTGTACAGACAAATATATGTCAACAAACAATTCTTCGGGATCTTTAATAAATCCATCTTCAGTTCTTGGATTATTTGCAGGACCACATACGACATTTCTTCTTTGTGCTGGACTTTCACCAAATAACGCACCACCAGGTAGAGTATCAATAAATGTTTCAACAAGATCTCTTACTTGTCTTTCAATGGTATTATCATGATTTAACATATTAACCCATTGCAAAGAAAAATCTACAGATGCGCCAACATATTGAAATGTTCGTATTTGATTTATATGTGGAAATTGGAGATTTCTTCCTTTGGCTCTTGTAAAAGCACTTTCAATAAGAAAAGCTCCATTCTTTTCATAAATTGAATTAATTTTTGCTATTTTCAATTTAGTACGAATATCTGGATTTTGAGTTAGAACTTTAAGTTCTCCATTTTTAAGAACAGGTTCAAGCGCAAAAACAGCAGGAAGAGTACCATAAGTGACATTTGCACTGTTATTCCAAGGTCCTGAATCTGTTCCTTTATCAGTAATTCCCCACCGACCAATAACAAATAAAGAATTTTTCAAAGTCAGAAAAATACCTTCATTTTCAGGATCTTCAAGAATTAAATTAGGATATTGATAACTTGACCATTCAGAATTAACTTTAACAGTTAAATCAAGCCAATCAATAATATCATCATCGTCAGATTCAAGTGAAAAATCACCAACAAAATTATGAATAATTTTATCTTCAGCATATGCTATAGCAGCAACCTGTACTGCACCATCAATTAATTCAGGTACACAGATATTAACAGGAAGTTTTCCATGACCATAAAGATCTAAAGCAAAGAATCCTGTTTTTGCTGTAACATCACCGATATAATCACCCGCAACAACAGCATCACCTTCTAATCCTCCTACTAAAGAACGGGTTCCATCTGTAGGGGTTCGAAGTTCAAGATCAGCAGCTCCTGTAGGTAGTGGTAAAACATTATACAAATGATTAGAATCTCTTGGTATAATATTAGCAATAAAATCAAAAATATTTTCAGGTTCTAAAGAAAGATTTTCATATTTTCGATCTTGTAAAGCATCTTGAAAGAAAACTTCTAAATCAAAATTAAGTGTTTTAACTACCTGTCCTATCGCAATAGGACCAGCAAATCCTGTAACAGCAGGTGTAAAAGTTAATGTATCTCCAATTTTTTTTGTCACTTTTGCATAATGATTTTCTGTAGTATCTGTCATGTGAATAATTTCACCCACATTGATTTGATCAGAAACTTCAACTGTTACAGTTGTAGCTGCATTATCAATAGCTGTAGTATTTGATGTTACAAGTTTATTTACTTTTGTCGTTTTATAAGAGATATCATTGCCTGGAGTACCATGATATCTACCTTCTACAGTAAGTACATTAGTAGCCACACCATTATCAACAGTATGTGATGCTTTTTCAGATGTTATTGTTGCCTTATCGGTAGGATCAGTATAGTGAATTACACGATTTACTACTACTTGTTCAAGCCCAAATCTTCTAAAAAGAATCAAAATTGATTTCCAAGCTTCTGTTCCACCTTTAAAAATTTCTGCAAAATCTGATTCAGTTGTTACTTTTGTGGGTTCATTTACAGGACCCCAATCAAATTGTGCAAAACAACCTGGAACAGATAAATCTAATGCACCAATAGAAAATATTTTATTTTTTATAAATTGTAATTCACTCCCAACATCTGTTGGATTAGTAAATTTTGATACTTCATTACCCATTTTATCCTCCTATAAAGTTAATGAGTTCTTCATTGCTTTTTTGATTTCTTTTTTCCAGTATCTTCAGAGTTATCAGTATTGTTAGTATCACTGTCTTTGCTCTTTTTAGTTTTAACTACTTCAATGATTTTTTTATTATTGATACATTTTTTAACTTTCTTATCATTTGTAATTGAATCTGGTAAATTATCAATAAAACCCAATGGTGTAAAATGTAAAATTGACATTCCATTAGCTTCTTTCTGAAGTGGAATGTCAATTTTCTTAGTTGTTTTATTAACTAATTTCATTCTAATACTCCTTTCGTATGTGTTGTAGGATTAAAATTATAAATTCTTTTAGATTCAAATGACATATTATCATTTAATGTAAATACACGTTCAACAACAAATGAACCTCTTGCCGTTATCGTTTCTGAAAAATTTCTAATATTTTCAGGTGAAAGATCAGAGATTTTTTTAAGCCGAAACGTATGCTCAACGGGTTCAAAATATAATTGCTCGCTTTCTTTTAAAAAATCAATATATTGTTTTTGAATTCTCAGTAAATCATAAAGATTTTCAGCAAGATAAACTAAATCATAAGTTAGATCAAATGATCCAATCTTATTATATGTTTTTGTTTTAATTTGACCTGCTTCATCGGCTCCTATATTAAAAGTTAAATGATCATAAGTACGCCAAGCTTCTGTAATATAAGGACCTAAAGCAATTATATGACCCGAATGTATATCTTGACTTAACTCAATTGCATCAGCAGTTATATATGAAAATATTTGTGTATCAAATCTCGTAGCAATCTTTTGAAGTAAAAAATTGTGGATATTTACAAAAATATCATCAATAAACTCTTTGGTAATTTCCTTAGTAATGAGATCCGTATCTATATCAGACATATTTATTAAAAAGTGGCATCCTTTTTTTAATCATTTCTGCAATTGCTTCTTTAACTCTTATATCTATAGCAATATCAGTAAATAATCTACCTGCAGGAATCAAAACACCAAAATCACCTCTTGGTATAAAAGCTCCATGCTCTAAAATTTTAGCAATACTTGCTTTTTCACCTACGACTCCAACAAACCAATCTTCTTTTGTAAGATGTTCAACTTTAACACTTCTTTGTAATTCACCAGTTTCGTAATAACGCTGATCAAATCCTTTATTTTTTATTGTACGATCTGCATTTGGTAAAAAAGTAACATTTATAAAATATTCACCCCATGTTTCAATTCTTTGTTGAACTATCTTTTTCATGAAATTACATATCTCAAGCATGAACTCATGTTTTTTTAATTCTTCAACTGTTTCTCTGGAATGTTTTAAAAATTCTTTCATTCCTGAAGATTGTCTTTTTATTGCAATTTCAAATTTCATGGGCTAAACGTTGGTACAGTGTTATTAACTCTTTTTGGTTTTGTCTTTAAAGATGAACCATCTTCGTCTTTTGGAACTGATGTTTCAGCATCATCCATTACTAATTTTGTCCAATAAGGAGAATTATATACTGCACATGGCTGTAATTGCTTTATATAAGCATTAATTGGAAAAGTATGATACTTACCAAGTAATTCTGAGATAAAATCTCCTATATTGACTAATCTATTACCTTCATCATCATAAATATCACTAGTATAAACCATAAAATGTCCTGAAGTATCTTTAATAAAGTTCTGATTATACATAGCAATAGATTCAAATTTTTTACTTTTATATTGTGCTCTTAAAATAAGAGGTGCAATTTTATATACTTTTTTAACTAAAGCATGTGTTGTACCATGATATTTTGTTTTCTCAGTATCTATTACAAATATCTTAACGTGTGTAGTAAATACTAATTTTGGTTTTCTTTTAGGACTCATTATACTAACTCAACATCAAGTGATCTATTTGACATCCTTGAATATTGTCTAATAATATTATCAAGCTCAACGTCACCTAAAATGTCATCTCTAGAGCTAACAAGGTCGTACATTATTTGATGATCATCTGCTCTTTCCATTGTAACACCACGACCTATATGCAATCCTGAATCATCAGGATCTAAATAATGGTGTGCTAATCTAGCAGTAAGATATTTTATAGGAGCAGGAGTCTCATCTTCAGAATCAAGATAACCAGTTGTTCCTTCAAATAATATCTCATCAGATAATTTTGATATATCGCTTTTAAATTTAACAGCAAAACAATCAACAGAAGATACAGGAAATCTATTATCAATAATTATATAATCACTATTTAGTATTGTAGTTAAATCACTAACTACAATACTATTGACTGTGATTATGGGATTATTAAAATTATATTGTAATAATCCACCTCTTTTAAATATTGAAAATAGTCTTGATTCAAAAACTCTTCCTGTTAATACTTCAACACTGTTTTGAGCTAAGGCGATTTTGCTTTGAATTAATTCATCGTCAAAATCGCCTTGCTCAACCAAACCAGCGTCAATAATATCTTGTACTTCTATATACATTAATTATCTTCTTTTTTCTTCTTTTTCTTCTTGTCAGAAGATTTATTCTCACTAGTAGATTTACTTCCACTAGAAGATTCTATTAATTGTTTAACACGTTTTTTATCATTAATATGTTCTATAAAAAAATCTTTTGCAGATTTTTCATAAAACTTTTCTAATTCTTGTAAACTAACTTTTTGAGGTTTATTAAACAATGGCACATTTTTAGTTTTATAAAATTCACCAAAGTCTAATATGTATTTAACTCCTCGATTAAATCTGCCTGCAGGAGCATTTGGATTTGTCAAAGAATTAACTCTCAAAGTAACTATTACAAATTTTTCAAATTTAGGCAGTTTATTACCTAATATAACTGGCATACATTTACCTAACATGTTAACTCCTAATTAACTTAAGTTATTGATCACAACTGCAAAGTCTTTTCTTTCAACTTCACAATCAAATCTTGCACGAATATTATAGAATCTTCGGTTTGTTAATATAGCAGTTTTACCAACGTTGGTATTTCTGATTTGAATCTGCATCCAAAAACCAGCCATTAGATTCTGTGGTGCAGTCAACAAGATTTTATCTTCTGGAAATTTTGTTGACGTAAGAACTGAAATATTTTCAGGTTCCCACCAGAGTCCTTGTAGTACATTATCAGCAAGAGGACCACCTGAAACTCTCGTTGCAATTCTTTGTTGCATATCGATAAATTTCTTTTCGTTCATGATCCATCTCAGTTGCGCTCGTGGAAATTGATCAAGATACTTATTAGGCATTTCTTTCAATGCGGCAAAGAAATGATCTTCGGAAATTGATCCACCATTAATAGTCGCACCATCAACAAAATTAGCACCAGGTTCAGAACCAGGATTTTCAATTTTGTAAAGCCAACCATCAATTCCACCAAACAAATGATGTTTGTACCAAGCAACAACTTCACCACCTGAATATGTACTTCCAGTTCCAACTGGACTACCTGTTACACCTACAACGCCCGTATCTCTATTAATTGCATTTCGTGTAACACCAGTAAAAGCATTTACAGTTAACGTTGTATATGTCATATATTCAACAACACCAGCACCCGTAGTGGCAGTCAAATAGCCTGGAAATGCAGCAGCTCCTGGATCTGAAAGTGCAGGAAAACCAGATGCATCAGCAACATCAACAGTTGTAACAGTTGTATTATGTGCTCCATCAAGAGTCGTTGCTAGTGGAGATCCAGGATTTCTATCAACAACGTTACCATTAAGCATAACTGCTTCTGAATCTATACCATAAAGCTTTGCAAAATATTTAGCGATTGTCGAAGCAAAACCTTGACCTTCAATATTGTCTTGAAGCATATTTTCAGACAACGCATAAGCCAAACTAAATTCTTTTGCATTCATTCCAATTTCATAAGAAGTGTGCCCTCTTAAAAAATTACCTTGATCTTCTTCATCTCTTTGACCTTGTGATAGTGTATTATTGATTCCAACAGCACGTGTTAATTCTTCAGCAACTATCAGACCTGGAAAAGTTTCAGATGGCGACTTCATTCTTTCAATACGAACGGCGCTCAATAAAGGCGTCGATTCTTGAATAAATGAAATAAATCTATCGGCTTGTCTTGTTGACAACAGACCTCCGCCAGAAAGATTATCAACATTGATTCCAGGATTTTTTGTAACTAAATCAAATGCTTCTTTAAGCGAACTTACTTTATTCAATAACTTAGACATTTAATTCCTCCTTAAATTCCTTTTTAGTTATTAATTAAACGTGCCTTCAAAAAGTTCATCATCTTCTGGATTACTTTTTTGTGCAGGTTTACTATTTTGAGTGTTTGAATTACCATTTGGTGCACTTGCAATTTTTTCAACAACATTGGCAAGTTCACTAATCTGTTCAGTTACTTTTTCAATTTCAGATTTTTCAGTTGGTTCACCACCTTCTGTAATATCTGATTCTTCTTTGTAACCGACTAAAGAGTTAAATGCTAGTTTATATTCTGTTAAAGATTCGTCTACTTTAGTGACACTTTCTTTTAATTCGTCAATAGATTTAAGCTTTTCATTGACATCACCTAAGACAGTTACCTTTTCACTCAAAGCAGTGATTTCTTCTGAATTCGCCTTTAGGCTATCAATTGATTCAGTTAAACCTTCTAAATTTTTAGAAACTTCATCAAATGAATCAGCTTTTTGTGAAATAACATCGACAGATTCTTTGATTACTGTAAATTTTTGATCAACTTCTTCCTTAACAGTTGCTAAAGAATTATCAATCATTTCTTGGATTTCTTTCTTATCCATTGTACAAACTCCTTTTTGATTAAAAATATTGTTAAAGTCTAAATTTAATGAATCAAATGATTTACTAACACTTTTAGATTTCAATTCATCTTTAAAATTGTTTAATTTAAACTGTTCCCAATTACCTGATTTTGTTTTTATAAGTGGAAATCTTGGTTCTAAATTAGCACCTTCATCAACAATTGAAACAGCTAATAATCTTACATTGATTAATTCATAAACAGTGAGTATCCATGCCATTTTATCAGTATCAAAATGAACAAGCCATGGAAAATACTTTTCTAAATCTTCTTTGTCGATTTCTATTTCTAGAATCTTACCAATATCGACTCTTCCGGCAAAGCTAAACGCGTTCATTTCTTTTTTTAATATCTTTTTCCATAAGAAATCGTCTAACACTTTAACACCGATCGCCCAAGCACCGATATAATGTTCTTCTGAAAATAACTCATCATCTTTTTGAATTATCCATGATTCAACAATTTCACCTGCACCAGGTATAAAATCATGTTGATTATCTATGAACGATTGATTTTTTTCATATAAACGCATAAATCGTTTAGACATTTGTTCTATTTCAGCGACGTTCATAAAATCGCCATGAGCATCAATAGACTCAGGCTTATAAACTACGCCATAAACGATTCTTTTAGTTTGACTATCTTGTTTAAATCTTAATTCATGTCCACCAAAACCTTTAATATTTAAATCTTTTATTGAAGCTTTACTTTTTTCAGATTCTATCGGTTTATGTAAATTTTTAACTAAAATATTTGCTACGTCTGTAAGTTTTTTTGTTATATCAAAAAGTGATGGAATAATAGGTACACTCATATAAAATCCTTAACTATTCATTAATGCTTCAGCATCTGCTAATAAAGTAGCTATTTCATCTTCTAGATCTAATATTTGATCTTGTAAAGTACTTATTAAAGTTGAATTATAATCTGAGTTTAATCCATCAAATTCAGGTTCTTTTAAAACAATAAATGATACAATATCAGGATTTTCAGGATTTTCAGAATCAATAACTGTTCTTGTCAATTTTATTGAATCTAAATTTCCAGTACCTACTTGTAGAGCAGTAATCCATGTTTGTAAAGACTCAACATCGGATTGTTTTGATTTAGCTTCTTTAACTTTCTCATTGGCTAGTGCTAATTGTTCAGAAGTTGCCATATTTCACCTCTTATACGTATGCTAAAACATCTGTTAAAGCAGCATAAATCAATTCATAAGTATTCATACATTTCTCAGAATCTATGATCGACATAAAATTTTCTGCTTCATTTGTTCTAGTAGCATTAGTTAGATCAAATGTAATTGCATATTTTGTAGGTGAACCAGACGGAACTAAAGCATGTGTAATCCAGGTAACATAATCACCTTGTAATATATCTGTTCCAGTAATTAATTCAATACAACTACCAACAATATTTTTATGATCTGTTTCAGTAAGTGCACCAATCAAATCGAAATTCATAGTAAATTGTCCATCATTATCTTCAAATTTAGCACCTGAAGTTGCAAGAACTAATTTATCTGCAATTATATCACGATTATCATGTAATGTTTCTAATAGTCGTGTATCATCAACATCACCATGAGCAATTAACTGAAACAATCTTAGTAAGGAAAGTATTTTTTCTTGTGAATTTAACTTAAAATATTGTGCTGTAAATTGTGATCCTGATTGATCATATACAAGAATAGGATACTCTGTCGTACCTATATTAAAAAATCCAGCAGCTAATGATAATTCATCTGTCAATATAGATTTATATCTATCTTTAACGGTAGTTTCACCTAACAAATAAATTTCATGTTTAAATTTTATCGAATCTAAAGTCTTTTCGACGCAATCACCAATGACAGGGGTCACTGGATCTGTTTTTAACGGTAAAATTCCACCAAAACCCATTTTTCTACCTCTCTAACGTTTCATTATAAAATATAATATTGAATCATAAAAAATGAAAAATTATTTAACTTTTTCTAAATATTTTACATAATCTTCTGTAGATACAGCAGCGGGATTTTCAATGTTCCCAAATTTAAAACCTTGTTTCATCACTGCTTCTGCAATTAATTCTGTACAGATTACACCATCATCAACATCTTTAAATTTTTTCCAAAAAAACTTTTCTAATTTTGGAAAAATTCTAATTATAATAGATAAAAGTATATTATAAGCAAATTGTAAATACCCATATCTAGTACCTAATTTAGACATACAATCTTTGACTAGTTGTTCTTTGTCTATTTTAAATCTTTCAGGAAATTTATAAACGAAATATCCTTTTTTTGGATATTTATGTATAGTTTGCATTATAACTTCGGGCATTGTTGATTCAATAATTAAATCATTACCAATATATAATGCAACATGTGTTATATCTGATAAAATTATTTTCTCGATCACATCATAAAGTAAACTATCTCTAAAGACGCATATTACGTCACCTTTTTTTATTGTCATGTTATCCTCCAACAAGTCCAAAAGTATATAATTCAAATTCAAAACGTGTAGTTACACCAACTTGATGTGTCAATGATAATAATATTTCTGTCGTTGATGGACTAGGTGATGTATATTTCATATCAAAAGGCATATCTTTGGGAACACTAAATAGACTAACTATATCATTATTATTGCTCAATTTCTTATTAGAAACAACTTTAATCGATCCACCAACTTCTTCAGGAATATTAGGTAATAACATTGCAGCACAATTTATTTCAGATGCTGAATCTTCAATACATTTTATCATCGCATGATGTATTTGAAAATTCTTTAAAGGATCAAAAGAGATTTCTGTTCTTATACAATCTGTATAATCTTCATCACTTATTTCACCTACTGCATCATAATATTTTATTAAAAAATAATCATCTAATTGTTCGTCTTGTGCTGTACCTTTACTTGTTTTGAAATAAGAATGAAATATTCTTGGATAACCTTTTCTTAAACTCATTGTGATTCGTATCCTTTTAATTTGACATAAATTTTTCCATCGCCAGGACCATTTCTAATAACGCGTAATAATATTTTATTAGTATTATCTCCTTTTACAGAAGATTTCCAATTTAATTGTTGATCAATAGTATTACCATTAACCATTAATACATCAATTAATGTAATTTCTGTATTATCTCCATTAGGAGCGTAATATATTTCAATCGTAGTTCCACCTGTTAAATTAGGAGCACCACTAACAAGCAATTGAAGAGTTAAATATTTATTTAATGCTATAGGATAAAAATCGTTTTCTGAATTATTACCATCAACTTCATCATAATAAATATATTCCCAATTAGTTGTATTATCAGGTGTTACAATTTCATTAAAAATATGCTTTCTACGTATATAAGACTTACTCATATTAATTCCTTAAGGTTGAGCTACTTCTACCCAAGAAGATCCATTCCAACGATGCATCATAGTTTCTAAATCATTTCCTCTAATTTTACCCGGAAAAGGTACATCAGTTCTTTGTGTCTCGTTTTCTGAATCGAAACTTCCATCATTTTCAAAATCACAATATCCGCATCTTAATAAATCTCCTGTAGCATTTTCATATACACCGTTATGTGTCATAAAGAACTCCTATTTAAACTATACGCAGCTACATATATGCCTAAAGAAGGTGAAGCTCCAAACTTACTTATTAAGTAATATATATATCTTGATGAACCATTATTATCTATTCCTGCCATTAAAGACATAGTAGTCTGAGCATAAGTTGGAACCGCTACAGCTCTTTGACCCCATAATTCATGAGCGCTATCACCGCTTGCATTAATTCTAAACCAATCTCTTTGATTATCTGGAGCAAATGCTATAGTTAATATAGCGCTATAAGAATCTACTGGAACGTGATTAACTACACCTACTGATGTAATTGTTGTTGCTGTTCCGCCACTCAAAACATTTTGAGCCGATAAAGTAGTTTGATAATATATCCAAAACCCATCATCAACAAATTCTTTAAAATCTGAAACAAGAGATTTTAAACAACATATTTTTCTTCTATGAGTATACCCAGCTGGATAAGACGGTACAGAATCATCTATTGATGCTATAACCGAAGTTGTTTTATTTGGACCACCTATTAAATAAAAAAAATACCAAGTATTCCCTGCGAAACTTCCTGTGTCTAATCCTGTATCTCCACTTGAAGCTAAATCTACATTAGTATCGCTCGAAAGTATTAAGTTTACTTCATCTGCAATGTCTCGAGCTGCACACGATTTAACTTTGATAACTTTTGTAGATACGTATTCTAAACGTGCTCCTGCTGAATAACCCTTTGGATATGGAAACCATTTACTAGACATTCGATCCTCTTATAGTGGGAAGTTTATACTTCCCACTATATTAATGATTAGAAATTATGTGTCATAACGAACTTTAAAATCATCTCCAGATTCAGCTATATCATCTATTCCTGTACTAGGAGGGGTAGCTTCAGTTCCATCTGTAGACGATACATCCCAAGTACCATCGTTTCCTGATACAGAATCAGTTGCTATAAGAATATAATATTTAGCTTCTGTTAATCCAGTAGACCCTGCTGCAGTTAAATATCCTACTGTATAATCAACTCCATGTTCTTGATCTGGTCCTTTTGGATCTATAGGTGTTAATTCTACCTCGTCTCCTAATAACTCTGGAGTAGAAGCTAAAGGTCCTATTACTAAGTTTGTCACTTGAGCACCAGAATATGTTATAGTTTCTACTAATTTTGTTCCAGTAGCTATTGACCCTAAACCATTATCTATACCTAAAATAATAGCTGCTAAATCTTTTACATCAGCACCTAATCCACCTGTATCGGGTGTAATATTTGTTAAAGATTCATCAATACTAAGCAAGTCGGCATTAATACTTAAACCATTAGCATGGACTACAACTGCTGCACCATCTGCTACGTTAGTAGTAACATCTTTTTCAATATCAATATCTGAACCGTTACCACCTGTTAAACCATCACCTGCTACATCTGAACCGAGCTTAGCTGCCGTAACTGATGTGGCAGCTAATTCAGTAGCAGAAATTGCAGCAGCCGCAATAGAAAGTGTTGTTTGAACACCACCACCATCACCGTTATGATCAAAATGTGACGTATTTATTGATTGAAGTAAACTACCTGATGTAGTTACATCCATATTACTTACTTTACCAGAAGTCGTATCTGAAGAATCTGGATCTACATCAATATCATCTGCGTCTACATTAATACCATTACCAGCACCAATATTAAGTGTAACAGCACCACCAGTTCCACCACCTGTCAAACCACTTCCTGCTGTAACACTCGTAATATCACCTGCAACAATATCAATAAATGTTCCAGGAACATTTACAAACGAACTACTTGGTAAATTTGCAAATTGAAATATTTCAGCAAATTTTAAATCAATCGATGTCGCAGAAAAACCAGAATACGCAGTTTGCACTGCACTTACATCAGACCAAAACTGAATATAAAATTTTGAATCATCAGTATCATAATATAAAACACCATAAACTTCATTTCCTGCACCATCATCAACTGGATCACTTGTACTAGCATCTCTAATAACAACTGTTCCGGGTTTACCCATTTGAGTAACCTGAGCAGGACTTGCAGGTAATGAACCACCACCAACACCATAAGCACCACTTGCATCAACAAATATACCTTCATCTGTTGTAAAGTCTGTTTGTGCAACATCAGTAGTTGCTACTGCAGTAATTGCCGTATTGATATCATCATCTGCTCCTGACGCAGAAAAACTATCAATTTGAATCCAATCTGCCATAAGTTTATCAACATATAATTGATTAGATCCATTCTCTTTAACTGTGTCATTATCAATTTTAACAGCGACTCCATTACTTGATACATTAATAGCTTCGGCTAAATTAGCACCACCTGTAACATCTGCTTTGACATTCATTGCGGTTTTAACACCTGTTTTTTCTAATCCATTACCTGCCAAATTCGAATCAATCCAATTTTTATCCAATTGTCCCATCTTTATACCTCCTTTTGATATATGACAGTAACCTTGTTATCAATTTCTAAAATTCCATCAAGCCCTAAACTGGACCATGAAACTACATTATCTAAAACAATAAAATCGTCACCTAGAAACTGTCCAGGAGCACCTTTAATTTGTAAAGTTAGTAAATTATTGTTTATAACATTATTAGCTAAAACAATTTGTTTATTTGTTATATCGTCACTATCAAGAATGAATGTTTCAATAATCGTGTTATCATTTACAATACCACCTTCACCCGTACCTCTTCTGTGTATAAAACCAACACTCATAATATTACCTATTGTGAAAAGAGCGTGATATATATATCACCTGCACCACCTAAATATACTCTTAAAGTATCATAATTACCAACTTCAAAAAAAGCACCATCGTTGGGTAATAATATTTGTACTTGATCAACAGCAGAAGGAGATGCAACAATTTTATCACTCACAGAGAAATAACAATTAAATGTTGATACATTATTTATAAAAATACCATTAAAAAACTGATTAACGTCTAATATAGTAAGATCTTCAGGATGTATTGTTGTTAATTTATCATCACTTTCAGGTTCTTTTGTTTTAAAAATCTTTTCTCCTGCTCCCACAAAACTAAGTTTTTTAACAACTCTTGTAAAATATGTCTCAGAAACAGCCATAATTACCTCACAGATTTATTATGTTCATTATTTTCTCTTCTGCAGCATTTGAATCATTGTTTTCATCATCTTCCTCATCTTCATTGTCGCTATCGTCTTGATCTTGATCAGAATTAGAATTAGGATTTTGTCGATTTGCTGCTTCTTCTAATCCAGGAAAGATAAATGCACCTGCTTTAATTAAATCTTTAATAATTACTATTGGTACATCTAACCATTCAGAATCTTCCTTACCAAAAATTTGTTCTAAGTCTTCTAATTCTATATTAAATACTCTTTCAATTAATGTTCTACCGTCTCTAATTGTTAATCCTGATTGTTGTAATTTAAATATAGCATCAGTCATTGTAACAATACTGTCTTTTGTAGAAGGTTTTGATTCATATACATGATATTTAAACCCTTTTAAAGCAAAAATTATATTATTTACAATGAAATCAAACAAATTTCTAGTTGGTTTAAAAACATTATCTTCAGTAACTTCTTGAGCAACTTCAGCGGTAGCTCTATTAAAGTCTTGATTTTTTCCAATATGTAAATCAGATATTCTAAAAGATGATTGTACTGCTCTATCGTTCTTTTCACCATACTGTATAAAATTTGCTTCTCTTCTTTGACCAAGTTCTTGCAATGTAATTTTAGCTTGTTGTTCTTTAGTTAAACCTGGAATCCTTGTTTGTTGTTCGGGTATTAATACAAGAGCTTTTCTAGCATTTTCAAGTTTTGCACTCTGTGCAACATATTGCTTGAGATAGTCAATTGAAGCTTTATCTAAAGGAGCATCTGACATGATCGCAAGATCAGCTTTGCTTCCATTACTGAACCACTTTAGATCACACTCTGATTTAAAAATTGAACCTAATATTGCATACAGTGCACCAATATACCTTGGTGCACCATACGGCGAACCGGGGAAGTAATATTTAAAATGTATAATTTCTGTCGCAGGTTTGAAATTCTTTTTTTCTTTTTTAGACATTTCTGCCCACATTTCTCTTGTAACTACTTCACCCCCCAAAGAATTTATTACTCTTGGATCACCAAATTCTTTAAAAAAAACACTATTTTCACCATTTGAAGAAGCACTATTACCTAATTCATCGTCTATTTGAACAAAAAACTTAAATCTTTTAATTGTTTTTCTCTTTATCCATTCGTTTTTATTTTTCTTAAAGATAAATCTATCATAAGGTATAAACTGCTTAGACATTGACGCAATTCTCATACTAACAGATTCAAGTAATTGAACTGCATATATTTCACCAAGATTGATACTATAATCATCATTTACTTTATATTTGTCTCTAACAATTTCCCAATAAGAATTACCTGTTACCTCAATATTCTTACCATGCTTCTTCTTAAACTCAACATGAGGATCACCATCAATATCTAAATATGTTAAAAAGTCATCAATTTCATCTTTTTCTTCTCTAATTAATTTATCAAGAGTCTCATCTTTCATTCTTTCGGACTTTGTAATTCTTGAAATTAATTTATAATCTTTAGTATAAACACCGTCAACCGTAGCATCGATATTTTGATTTAGAGTCTCAGAAAGAGGTAATAATTGCATTAATACATCTGGATCTATAACTGGGCTTATTACATCAACACCCCCTTTTTGTTCAATAAAATCATCGCCTGTCTCATCACCCTGTGGTTGTGTATCTTCAAGACCTTTTGTAAATCCTTTATTTCTAGTACTTACAATACCCTTAATATACCGATTAAGTCCTTTTTTAGAAATTTCATTCTCTTCAATATCTTCATTAATTTTGTTATTTACATTTTCTCTATTAATTTTATTGTTTAAATCTATCCAGTTCATTTTATTCCTTTATAATAAATACACTATTTCCTTGTTTTCCTGATTTCATATGACTTTTTGATGGATCACCTGATTTAAATCTCTTCCTCTTCTTCAATAGTTCATCTCTTTCTTCGTCTTTAATCTCTTTCAATATTTTCATATTACCCTCCAATAAGCTGAACTGAACTTGTTTTACTTTCATTTTTTCTCATTTCATAAGCTCTTAATTCAGCACATATATATCTCAATGAATCAACGGCGTGATCATCACATGAAGGATCAGGAAACTCTGAATTAGCAATAGAATTAGAACCTTCAAGATCTTGACATTCTCTAATTGTATTTGTGCAATGTTCTAAAACAATTAAATTTGGTATATCTAATCCAGGATTCATCTCTAAAAATTGTCTCACTGAATCATATCCAAATTCTCTATCGTTTATTGCACCAACAAGATTTATAGAATCATCTCTGTCTTTTATTTCTTTCATATATGTAGGACCAGATGGATCACCAACAACAACATCAAATCTATCATTTCTCCAATTATGCCTGTCTTCTTCTTGTAAATATTCAAATTTACCAAGGAACGATTTAGCGATATCTGATGCCTTTAAATATTTTCTATAAAATTCTCTATATATAACCAATGTTCCTTGTGGAGATAATGCACCACCTAAAAATACAGCAGGATCTCTATATCCAAAGTCTAATCCACTAATCTTTAACCAATCACTTGGTATTAATTCAGTCAAAAGATCGTTTAAAGGTTTATTTGCGTCATATAATATTCCATGAAACTCTGCAAATTTCTCTATTGACCATATATGACAATCTTTAAATTCTAAGAATTGACCCTCAGAGATAGGTGTCTTACATTCCCATTGATTATCCCATGTCTTCTGATCTAATATTGCAGCTTTTTCAATTAAATCATCGATGCTATAATACCCATCACACCCTTTAGCTCTTCCTTGACATTTCTCAATCAATGGACATACTTCACATTTTCTACCAACACACTTTTCTAAGACTTCGAAAATTCCCCATTTATAAACTTTAATTCCAAGACGTTTTGCTTCTTTATAGACTGTGTTTACTACTCCATTACTTTTCTTTCGTGTAGATAGTAATCTATCTTGTGCTTTATATCTATTATCGGACTTTGTCATTGAAAAAGCTTCTTGAAGTAATTCCCAAGACATTAACTCAATCTCATCTGCATTGTTTTTATGAGGATGAGGACCATTATATCCTTCAGGAGATGCAGTAATAATTCTAATAGATGCACCATTTTTCATTTTTACAAGATACGGAACTCTTCTTGAAAATTCTATTTGCTCATTTATCAGTTTTATCTTTTTAAATTGTTCTAAATACTTGAACATTAAATTTGCTTGTTCAACAACTGCTCCGCTACTTGTTATTTCTATTTCAGGCTTAAAAAGTAAATCTAAAATATTAACAATTGACAAATTTCTTGTTTTACCACCATTTCTATTAGCAATTGCTAAGCACTTAGAATACCTTTGAAAGAATGAATCAGAAACAAAATCAAATGGTACATCGTGACCATCTATAATAACTTTATTTGGAACTTTAAAATTTAAAAAGATTCTTATAAAGTCAGCTAAGTCTTCATCAGTAGTTATACCATTAGTAATATAATACTGAAATAGATCTTTTCTATTATCTTCAAGTGAAGACAATACTGTATTTGCAGTTGTTTTATCAATTTCCATTATTCTGTTTTAAAAGTTGATTCAAAGTTTCTAGCCATTGTGTGACCATCATTAAATTTAACTATACCATAAGATTCTGAACTCTTATCAATTAATAATATATATTCATCGTCGGCAGTCAAATTTGAAAATGTAAATGTAAGTGTCTTATCATTATTTGACCAAGTCAATGCACCGCTAACTGCACCTGAACTAGTACCAGTTAATGAAAAAGCAGCTTCTGTTGTAGTTGTATCCATTTTATGACTAAAACTGACATATACAAACGTAATCGCAGGATCAATTTTTGTTGCACTATCGTGAGGATTGACATATACAACTTTAGGAATTTTCAATCCTCTTTTTAAAACTTCTTCTAATTGTTTTTTTCGACCGTATGCAAAATTCAAATCTAGTTTTTTTAAATCTACATCTTCTTGTTTTCTTTCTTCTATAAGAGCATCAACTGCTTTGACTGATTTTGCACTCAATACTTTTAATTGAAAAGATAATGCCATTTTTAAGTTCCTTGTAACTATTTTATAGCTTATTAATCACTATGCTGTTTTAAATGTTGATTCAAAGCTTCTAGCCATTGTATGACCACTTGATGATTCAGCAGTTTCTGCAATAATAAGTGTATATTCATCGTCGGCAGTCAAATTTGAAAATGTAAATGTAAGTGTTTTATCACTGTTTGACCACGTTAAAGCACCACTGACTGCACCAGAGCTAGCTCCCGTTAATGAAAAAGCAGCTTCTGCCGTAGTCTGATCCATTATTTGATTAAAACTGACATATATAAATGTAATTGCTGGATCAATTTTTGTTTTATCATCATAAGGATCAACATATGCAACTTCAGGTATTAAAAACTTTTTTGTAATTAAATTTACTAATTCTTTTCTTTTATCAAATGCAACATTTAATTGAGTACTTGTATCAAATTCAGATAATTTTCTAAATTCTAATATAAGTTCATCAAGCTGTTTCACACTTGTAGTAGCAGCAACTGCAATTTCAAAAGCACTAGCCATTTCTAAGCTCCTTGTAAGCTATTTTGTAAATCTGATTGCATTTCAATAATATTTTTCAATTTTTCTTTTGTTTCGACAGTCAAATTATTAATTTGTAAATTAGTAGTATTATGTTCGTGTTTTTCTTGAACAACATTTAAACCATTTAATTGCATTTGTAATTCATAAACTTTTAAAATTGTTTTTACAACATTGACTTTATCTAAAGGCCTGAACGCATCTTTATAATCGTCCCATAATTCTTTTTCACATTTATGTGTTTTAACTAAGAGCTCACTTCTTGCAGTATCTTTTTGTTTCTGATTAGCAAACAGCGACCATCTATAATAAATTTCATTCATCAATGCTTTAATTTTAGTCGTATTTATACGTAAATTATTAACATCTTTAATAAAATTAGGGTCAACTATACCTTCAGCCATTGACTCTTCAATTTGGCAAAGAATTTTTAACTTAGCTTTTTTTGTAAGTTTATTATTCTTTTTCATATTAAAAATATAACAACAAATCACAAAAAAAGATAAAAATTTGATTATTATTAATTATTAAGGTGTGAAATTAAAACTATTACGGGTTTCTTTTCTTATATTCTTTTAAATTTATTTGAAGAGTAATAAATGTTTGTCTTAAATACCATTTAAAATACTTTTCATCTTTCTTATATTCTTTTAAATCATCAGTTAGACTATTGATTATCTCTTTATAACCAACATTTTCTTTTATATATTTCTTTGATAGTTTAATAACTTTATCACCGAAATCAGATCTCTTTGATCTTTTTGATATATTTCCAAAATCATTTTTAACTTCTTTTGATTTTATATTGTATTTATTAAGTATTTTTTCTGCAGATTTAGCTAGCATTAATTTTTACCTTCCCAGTAATTAATAATATGTAATATTTGTTCAATATATATTTGTTGATGATTCAAGTATTCTAATAATTCCATTGCAGTTATTACTTGTCTAATAGATAAATTAGATTTTAAACATTTTTCTATATCATATCTTTGACAATATCTTGTATATGTACTTTTACCTTTCATCTTACCTCGCTTTATTTATCTAATAATTTAATTAATTTTTCAATTATATTAAAAAAAATAGGACATTCAATATTATCTGCTAGTAATTGATTTATACCATCACATTTAACATCAATAATATCATCCGATTGTTCTGAAAAATATTGTACAAAACTAGAAAACACACACTTATCACAAACAATATTCATTATGCTTTCTCCTTATTGATCACAAAATTCTAACATAAAATTTAATTCTTCTATTTCACATTCATCCATTTCAAGACTCCATTCTTTCTTAATTTCAATCCAAGCCATTGCATACTCACACCAAAAAGACTCATCGTCTGGTTTCCAATTACAAGGATCTCTATAGCCTTTTGATCTATTTGCTCCTTTATAGACAGCAAGAAGATGATTAGGATTAACTAAATAATTTGCATATAATTTTTTATTAATTTTTGTCCATTCATGTGCTCCAGATAACCAAGCTTCTTTTAATGGAACAACATGATCAATATCTAAATCACCAGGATCTGTAAAAAGATCTCCCGTATAAGGGCATTTCCATAAACCAAAATTAATTTTACAATTATTAACTGATACAGCTATAATTGTATCACGTTGTAAAACTTCTTGTCTCGTATCCATACAATTATGATCTTCATCTGTCCAATGTCTCCAATTAGATCTATTATAACTATTAACAGCGAATATTCTAAGTTGAATTTCAATTTCATTTGCTAGTTCTTCTGCTTCTTTAAATTTTTCTTCTGCTTCGTCAAGTTTTTCTTCTATAGCGGACAACGACATTTCTTCTACTTGTTCTTGTTTTGTTTGTTTTTGTTCTGTACAATACAACACTAAAAGTATTGATGCTAAAATTATAAATCTCATAGTTATTTCCTTTGTCTGTCAAGTTCACGAAAAATTTCTTGAAGTGCATCTAAAATATGTTTTTTGATTTGTTCTAAAGAGACTTTTGATTTAAGTTTTTTTATATCATCATCTGTAATATTTTTTCCTATTTCTTTATAAAATGGTATATGTTCTTCTGCAGTACTAATTATAATTTTAAGAATATCTTGTGGGAAATTATTTTCAAGATACTCAACGATATTTTCCCACAATTTAGTAGATATCTCTGAACCAAATTTATGACCATCATCTGAATAATATTCAACTACTTTCTTCATATTAACTCCTTTAATAAAAAGTGGCGGGACCAAACCACTTAGCGTAACTTGTAAAGCTTTGTTTGTAAATCCCACTGGTCCCACACTTGAAAATATAACATATTTATCAAGCCTCATAATCTAATTCTTTTTTAAGTTGTTTAATATTATTCATAATTCCATCTAAATCTTCTTTATTTAAAAAAGCAACAGAATCACAAATGCGTGTCTCTAATTCATTGACTAATAATTTTACATCATAAAACATGTTATTATACATTTGCTTTCTCATAATTTTATTCATTATTTCTTCATCTTCTTCTTTTTCAAATAAACTATCACTTGCTCTATACCAAAGATTTAATTCAGTTTTCATATGATAGTGTCTTTTTTCTCCGTCAAATCCAGTAAGTGATGCATCTGAAAGCTTTAATACTTCTTTGAAATTAAATTTATAATTATCATTGTTCATTGTAATCTCCTACATATCCTATTTGTTTTAATTTTCCATCTCTATAATCTCTAACATATAATATCTTAAACATATTGTCAACAAACATCTTACCTAAAGGTTTCGCACAAATAGAACATTTTAATAATAACTGATTTGTTGGATCATCGATCATTTTCTTTAATTGACCTTTAATCATATTTTCATCATAATGATTTTTAGTTTCACAATCACAAATTAATGTCAATATCATCTAAGTCTTCTTTTAAATAAGATATGAATTTAATTTCTTCAGAAATAATACATTCATATTCTTTATCACATTTTAGACACTCATTTGTTTTTTTCTCTTTTATTCTTCTATAAGAGAATATCCAATCTTTATCTTCGTAATTACAAAATGGACATGTTGGAGTATTTTTAATTATTATCATTTATTAATTCGCTCAGATAATTTCTTTTCTGCTTCTTTATGTTTTTTAATTTCATCGTCTGAAGCATGATGTAAATGATATCCACCTTCATCGCATTTTTTACAACCTCTTATTTTCATACCACCACCAATCAAATCTTTTCTTATATCAAGAAACCATTTAAGATTTTCTTCGCCTCTCTTGTTAAGTTCTTGTGTTTCATCAACATCTTTATATCCATCAAAAAATCCATAACTACTTCCGCAATCGATACAATAATATTCTGCTCCCGAATATATAAACGTTGAAATAAGTGGATTACCGCATGTACAACATCTAATTTGTTTACTCATTATTTAACTCCTTAAATTATTTAAATGAATCATCAAATTCTTCAGATTCTATAAACTTTTCAGTATTTTTTAAAATCTCATCTTTATAATATACTGCATTATTCATTTTATTCCATTCTTTAATTGCTTCTTGCTCAGTGCTATGGACTTTGGTTCTTATTCTACATTGATTACATATTATATAAGCAATTTCGCTATCTGTAAAATAAACAGATTTATGAACTTCAGGAAAATTACCGCATTTCTGACAACTAATAGGTCTAGGATATTTTAATTTTATTTTTTCTTTTTTATATTTTAGTACTTCTTTTTTAAATTCTTCAAATTCTAAATCTTTTATTTTTTCTTTATCTTTATGAATTGTATTATTTATAATATACTTTGCGGCATCTAATATATGATAATGACAATTTTCTTCTTCACATAAATTTTTTATATCAGATCCAAATTCAGGAAAATCAGATACACTTTTAATTGATAAAGTTCCATCTTCTTCTTTTAATCTAAAATGTCCTAATTCAGTTTCTATTTCAAAATTATCTGATACTAAAAATAAACCATCCCCAGTTTTAATTTTCATTATTTACCTCATTTTAATAGCTCTTCGTAAAAATTAATTCTTTTCTTAAAAAATCCTTCTACTTGTATAAACGTTTTATAAGGTATACTAATATTTTTGTTAGATTTATATTCTTGTTTGTATTCAAATAATTCATCTTTTAATATTTTTACAATAAATCTAATTAAATCTTCTTCACTTTTTGATAATGGTTTCGTATATTTCTTTTTCATATGCTTCCATAAACTATATGATTTGCACATCCTGGACAATAATCAAGTTCTCCATCATCTTCTGTACATTCATCACAAATCTTTGCACCACACACACAACATTCTCTTAATTTAGCTTCTGATCCACAATTACTGCATTCACGATCATCCATAATTTACCTCATTAAAAGTTGTAATTATTGTTTCTGTATGCATATAAATCTTTACACATGTTATATCAGTTATTGCAATTGCAATTTGTTGTTTTGTCTTCTTACTCCAAATGATATAAATACTGTCAAACTCACTTACTATGCATGATACAATATTTATTTCTTCTCTAAAATATTCTTTTATTAGTTTTCTAGCTTCTATATTTCTATTTTCTATTTTTCTAATTTTATGTTCTTTATAAGCCTTTTCAGAATCAGATATTCTTTTCTTAAAAAATTTAAACATTATTTCTTTTTTAACCTCGCCACATTTTTTTTATCAATAAATAATAATGATCTATCTGTTGGTTTCCTTATTCCAGATTCAAACATTAATTCTAAAGAATCATCTTTCTTAATTTCTTTTAAACCTTTCAAATGATATGTATTTATTCCATCAGAAATTGTTAAATCTTCACTTCTCATCGACAATATTTTAATTAAATCAATAACCGATTTCATATTTCTTTATCCTATCACAATTATAAGGTAATCTAAAAATACACCTGTGATATAAATCAAATGCATGCTCTTCTAATTCTTTAATCGAACAACCGATATCGTCATGACAATGTATTCCCGCTTCCTTAACTAACTGATTACATTCAGTAGCATGTTCTAAAGTGACATTATTGTTTTCTCTTAATTTGATTTGACATAATGTAAATAATCCGATAATAATTATCAACGTCACACAGAATATTAATAAACTTATATTTGCATTTATGTTTTTTTTATTTTCCATAATCTTTCCTCAATAATAATGTAACATCTTTTGATGTTTTTTAACATAATTTTTTACCATATATTATCAAAAACTTTATTATATTCTTATTAAATAATTTTTGTCTAAGATCTTGGTTTTGGTAACCACATTCACCAAAACCAAGATTTTTATTATATTCTTATCACGTTGATTTTGTCGTCCATCCCAACTTTTTAAGCTACCTCGGTTTACATAAAGTTGGGATTTTATTATAATCTAATTACATGGTGATAGACCTCACCAATAAAATCATACTAAATCTCCAAGCCCCTATAGTCCTGGGGCCTTTTATTTAGTTCCCGCATTCACTATTCTTACAAACTAATCGTTTCTTAAATCCCGCGGCATAATAAATCACACCAGGAATCAAACCACAACATAGTAAGATCACTAAAATGATGATACTTCCTCTTTCCTTAATCTTCTTCATACTTGTTCCACATTTTGGACATTTCATAATTCACTCCTTTTTAAATCTTTTATTATGCTTCATCTCTATTAAGAGGTAAACATTCCCAAATAGTATTCTTATACGAGGTTGAGTTGACTTTATTTTTAAAGACTCTAACGTCATCATCTGTAGATCCAATATCTGCGTCATACTTATCTGATATTTTCATAATCTGCTCTGGAACTTCGTTATCAATATAATTCAGAATTTCATTCCATCTAGTTGCTAGATTATTATTTTCAAATTCTTTTCCATCACTGGTTCTAAAGATAGTGACTGTTTCAATTTTGCTTTCGATTTTCATAATTTAATCCTTTCTAGATGGACAATTCTTTAAAATCTTTCTTTCACTAAAAATAGAACTTCCACCTGGTGATGATCTTTTCGGAGGCTTTATACTTGGTATACTACCTAATCTACATTCTCCATCTTCGTTTTCAAAATCTTGTTCCATCTTATTAGAACAAGATTCACAATCCCACTTCTCCATTAATTTTTTACTTATTCTCATAGCTTCTCCTTTTTATTTATTTCTAATAGCGTTCCACAGTCGTTTTAATAGATTTTGATATGGTTGCCTTAATTTTTCATCATTTATTATTATGTGTTTTCTGTTTGTGACCGTTATTTGTATAGTTATTAATGCATATAGTTTTAACTCATCTTTAATCATACAAATGGCTTCTGTACTTAATCCTGGAATTACTATTAACAATTCTCCTGGTTTAGTATGATTTTCAATTATCACTGGAAAATCATACTTAAACTTCTTTTTAAAAAATTCAATATAATCTTGAATCGTGATCAATCTTGATCTTAAAGTTAGTTCTTCAATCATTTCTCTTCCTTTATAATCCATCATTTTTAGCTTCATAGCCATAATTACCAAATTCGCATCTTGAACAATTTCCTAAATATATCTGCTCTTCCGCTGTCATGAGACTTTCGCAATATGGACATATACGTAGGTTTAATTTCTTCATCTCTCGAATTGTTTTCAATAACGCTATTAATGCTTTTAGTATACTATCCATTATATTCTATCAAATTCTGCTTGAAATGCACTTCGCATATTTTCTATTTTCTTATATATCAAATCAATAGCGTCATCTAATCCGATATCAAATTCTGTTTCATATTTTAAACAAATTACTTCCGTCCTTTTATCTCTCCAATAAACATTTATAGTCTCAATAGGAAGTTTTGAATGTGCTTCTGTAAATTCGTTTAATATTTTATCACATCTATTAATCTGATGTATTAAATGATTACCTCGATTCAATTGCTCCGTTGTCATAATTTACTCCATGTTTTTGATGTAAATTGTATTTAAATATAACAAAACTCAATCAAAATTAACACGTTTTTATTTGCACTTCTCAATTTTTTATAATTTTACATATTATAAAGGAAGAAAATGTTTTCATTTTGTCGAGTACTACTCGATATTTCAACAATTTTAAAAATGAACGGGAGGTTCGGTTGTCTTGATTATGTTAAGATTTTCAAATGTGTCATACTTAATATTTCAACAATTTTAAAAATGAACGTGTGAAACTTAATATTTCAGCAATTTTAAAAATGAACGTGATATGGGGGAAGAGGGGTGGGTAAGTAATTATATAAATATATATATAACCACCATATAGGGGTTTTTTAAATTAAAATTTTTTAATTATATATATATTAATAATTTATATAATATTAATTATTTAATTATTTAATTATATATATAATAATAATTTATATAAATATATAATATTATTATAATTATATTAATAATTTATAATATTAATTAAATTAATAATTTAAAATTATTTAATTATTATATATTTATATAATAATTAAATAATATAAATATAATTATATATATAATATATATTTATATAATAA